TATTTCATAGTATAATTACTATGAGATGGAACTAACAAACGATAAGGAATTAATAATATGCAAGAAAAAATATTAACCCAGTTAAAACTTATATTTTATGCTATCTGTGTCTTAATTGGTGCAGTAGTTGCAATTGCTTTACTTATTTAAAGCCAAGGTAGAAGAGAATAATACCTGCAATAACTGATACAATTACTCCAATAATTATTTGAAGCCCAATTTTATTAGCTTTATTACCCACGTCTTTTGTTGGCGAGTGGCTAGCTACATATTCTTTACCTTTGTCTGTGATCCAATACTCAGCCATATAATAATCTTGAGCATTGCTATGTAAACCCACATGATAGTTTACTAGTCCTTGGTCATTCAATTTGAGAACAGTTTGAACTTCAGTATTATCTTTTGAATATAAATTAGTATCTATAGGCTTTACTTTGCCTTTATCATAAATTTGTTTTAAAAACTTATATTTATTCATAATTATCCATGGCCGTCCAAGAGGACGGTTTTTATTTTGCTGCTATTATACTTAAAGACGATGCGCGATCGGAACGAGCGCGCATCTAGGGCGCCCGCGGTTAGATTATCTCTTGTTGATTTCGTGAATCAAAAGAAGTAAGATAATCAATGTAAGTGTGAATTGATTCATGTTTGTCACCTCCGAATGACGAGGGCACAGCTTGCTGTGCTACACTTAGGAGAGTGACATAACATGAAGGAGCGGGCGCCCTAAGAGCTTTTAACTTCTAGGGATGCCTGCTTTTTTTATTTCATAGTATAATTACTATGAGGTGAAAGAAGTGGATAGAGAATTTAAAAAAATAGAAATTAACCTTACGATTATTTCAGCGGAATTAGCATTTATTGCTGGTATGATTTTTAGTTACATTATTAGATATTAGAATAATGTAAAAATATAATGCGATAATAAACCTAGTAAAAAAGTAAAAATAGGAATAACAAATCTAATGATAATGTCTTTTTTATTTTGTCTGTGAACATCAATATAATCAATACCTTTAGCAGTAATCCAATATGCAGCTATTCCAGGTTTGCCATTGGAAAGGTAAACTAAAGTAACCTTGATTAATTTTTGCTTATCCAATTCAAGCAAGAATTGATTAAAAGGAATATCTAAATCAGGATCTTTTACATGATGAGTCTTATTGTCATTGATTGATTTTAAAAACTTATACTTATTCATAATAAACGCTATGAGGTGAACAGCATGAAAGATATTATTTATTTCACAAAAGAAGACGGCAATAACAAATTGCTTTTTACTTCTGATAATGGAAACACTAATTGGCGAGGTGCTATTAGTGAACTTGGATTAAAAAGAGCAGAACAGCGGTTGGGACACAAACCAACAAATATCTATATGTTAGTTGATGGTTGTGAGATAAAGCTAATTTAATCCAAGTTTATTTTTTATATAACTTTCTGCTACCGCTGCGATAATAGTTATAGAAGCATTGCCGACTTTTTCTTTGATATTTGATTTAACGATTTCCCATAAGGTAGTATTGCAGTAAAACGTTGGAGCCAACAGCAGAAGATTTATTAGCTACGGAGGGATAAGCTATGGAAGAACGGATTTTATGGACATTAAGGCTTATATTTTATGCGTTATGTATCATAATTGGACTGCTAGTTAACTTATTACTTTTTAAATAAGTAATTTTCTATTAGCCAAACTAAAAGACTGAATAATGCACCAAATAAAGCTCCAATAGCAATGTCAGAAATTTTTTGTTTTGGTGAATGATTATCAACGTAATCTATACCCTTAGCAGTAATCCAATAGGCTACTAATCCAGGATTGCCGTCACTTAAATATACTTGCGGGCATTCGATCAAACCTTGTTTTTCTAACTCAAGTAAGAATTGATTGAATGAATTATCTAAAGCAGGCTCATCTACGTGATGTGATTTATTATCATTTATTGACTTTAAAAATTTATATTTATTCATAATTGTCCATTGCCGTCCGAGAGGGCGGTTTTTATTTTGCTACATATTTCAAAAGCTCTTCGCGAACTTCATCAAAATTGCTAATGCCTAGACTAACGGCAATATTTATGTAATTTGCTTCATCTGGCTCATTGCCTAATGCAATGAACTGCTTTATCTTTTCGTGAACCATAAAGTTATTAGCGCCATACTCACTGCAAGAATGGGCTGAACCAATATATTTATAATCTCCCACAACGGAGGAATCGTTTTTTGCATGACCGATTTCATGTAGAATCACTTTTTCAATCTGTTCATCTGATAGGTTTTCACTAACCACAATTTGATCGGGGATATTGCCTTTTGTTCGTGCCAAAAATCCTTGCCCATGAGTAGGCAGAAATTTAATTGCCAAATTATATTCTTTTAGCAGTTCAGATAAATGACTATTCAAATTGCGTCACCTTACTTATTATCATAAAGCCCTTTTAAATAAGCCCTGATTAATGCTCTATCATGGTCGTCCATTGGCTTGCCATCGAATGAACGCGCATTATCTAACATCTCGTCTAAGTCAGCTTCTGTTACTGTAGGCTTGTCGGGAATGCTTGGGTCGTCGGTTCTACCTAAAAGATAATCGGTAGTAGTGTCAAATAAATTGGCTACTTTCTCAACCTTATCAATTGATGGATTACTCTTTTTCCAAGTAGAAATAATTCCATTTGAAAAGCCTAATTTTCGTTCTAATTCTGCTAGACTCATTTTTTTAAGCGCCGTTAAATCCGTGATACGACTATAAAGCACCGACATTTTTAGATTACCTCCGAAAATATTTTATAAAATTATATTGACGCCGAATATTATCGGTGCTATATTATAAATGTGCTTGAGATAAGCACAGAAAAAAAAAGCTATTTTTTTGCACCGAGTATTTGATAATAACGGGTTATTTAGTACGCTCTTATAATAGAATATTTTCGGCATTAATGCAACAGGAATAGTTTATTTTCTAAGAAAATATTTTATTGTGAGGTGAAAGCGAATGTCATTATATACGGCTATCAAAGAGGTAGCACATAAAAATGGAAAATCTATTTATCAAATTGAACGTGATTTGAATTTATCAAATGGATTAATCAGCAAGTGGAACAAAAACATGCCGAGAGCAGATTACTTACAAGATGTAGCTGATTACCTAGGTACAACTACACAATACTTGTTCTATCTGTCACGTAAAGATAAATAAGCAGGAAGGAGTGTTCGATATGGATGAAACAATGATTGAAATTAATACCGTGATTGATCAATTAGCATCTAAATTAATTCAAAAAGATGAATTTGATTACGACATTAAAGATGCACTTATTTCAATGCTAGAAGCAAAGGAAAATTATTCACTAGCATTAAAAAAAGCCAAAACTAGAAAATAATCTAGTTTTGACTAGTCAAGATTAATGATTAGATGATTTCACCTGGCTTAAAACACGCTTATAAATTCTAAAATACTCAGTTACCGCAGACAACGAAGTATTAGAAGTATTTTTCTTTTGAGCACTTGCTACAGCCAAGGCAACAGCTATATCATGAGCGATTTGTTCATCTGTCATAAAATTCACCTCCATTTACAGGATGAATTAATTATATCTCATAGAAAGGAATGCTTATTATGGTAAATAATCTTCAATTATTTAAGTTTGAAGGGAAAGAAGTTAGAACTTTAGAAGTTAATGGTACACCTTGGTTCGTAGGAAAAGATTTGACCAATATATTGGGATATAAAAATGGATCAAGAGATATTAATTCTCACGTTGATGAAGAAGATAAGCTGAGGTACCAAATCAGTACCGCAGGTCAAATGAGAGAGCAAATTCTTGTTAACGAATCAGGAATGTTTAGCTTAATTCTTTCAAGTCAATTACCCAGCGCTAAGAAATTTAAGCATTGGGTAACAAGTGAAGTTCTTCCAGCCATTCGCAAGACTGGATCATATCAATTACCACAAACACCAGAAGAGCGTTTGAAACTAGCAATGGAAGCTACCATTCATTTGGATGAACGCATGACTAACGTAGAAAAAGATGTTGATTTTATTAAAAATACATCTGAAATTGATTCAAACCAACGATTTAAACTGCGAAAAGCAAGAGATAGAAAATCGGTAGAAGTTTGCGGTGGTAAGAAGAGCAATTTTTACAAAGATAAAAATAAAAGACGCAAAGTTTTTCGTCAGTTAGAGCATGATTTCAAAGACTCGTTTGTAATTTCAAGATATGAGGATTTATCAAAGAAAGACTTTGATAGAGCAATTAATTTCATCAGTAATTGGTATCCATCATATCCACTACAACAAGATATTCAACAAATGAATGCACAGACTGATTTAAACCTATAACCGATGTAGGAATTGGAGAAATAATTATGAACTACGAAAATGTTAAAGATGCACTTAAAGAATTAGTTGCTTTGAATAGCCCTGGTACAACGTTTGGCAAAGTTTCAACAATTGCTGATTCAGGGGTAAAGACTGGAGAACGAAAGTTTGAAGTAAAGGATCTTCAAGAATCTAATTATGAATTGTTAGCCAATGTGTGCGACTTACTTGGTATGAGTGAAATTTATCTTGATGATGAGGAAGAGTAATGGAAGAAAAGGATAAAGAAAAACACAATCTTAAAACGATTGTGTTTGATGAAATCAATGGAATACATACACAGAATGAAGAAATGGTCATATATTCCAACGGTTCTATTTATTTATCAGGTTTTAAATCATAATTTGCTTTCACATGATTCATAGGTGGGTTTCCAGTAACATGTCTAAGCAAATATAATTTATTACCATTTGCCCATTCTTGGTAGATATAAGTATTTCCAAATTTATCTTGACCACCCGATTGAGCAACAATTGATGAATTAAAAGGAATGACGGGACTAAAAGACATTCTTTGATTGAACATGTATTCCTTAGTTAGTTCATCAAAAGGTATTTTTGAGAATGGAATTATTTGAATTGCCATATAGAATCATCTCCTTATTATCAGATGATTTCAGTTTAGCAGAAAGTAATGAATGATGAGGAAGAGTAAATGGAAGAAAAAGATAAAGAAAAACAGCCGTTAAAAAATACGACTATTAATTCAAAAAGATTAGCTAATGAATTATATAAAAGTGCTAAGAATCATACTAATTTTTGTCGACAATAAAATTTTTAAGCAAAGAAGGTGAACGAAATTGAAAAGATACACAGTGACATCTAAGCCTATTGAAGCAACTGAAACACTTAAACAAATTCCAATAGCTAAAGAAATCATTGCTGTTTTAAGAAGCCATGATCTTAATTATGAAGATGCAAAAAAAGCACTTGATTGTGCAAACCAAGTACTTTTGAATTATTTGCTTGACAAAAAGATTTAGTTGTTATTAAGCCAATCTTTTACGTTTTGTCCAGCATTTGTAGTTTTCTCTTGCTCTTTTTGATACTCAGCATATTGTTCAGCATTAGCACCGACTACATAGCTCGTTTCGTAGTCAGCTGGTTCACCTGAATTTACTAATTTAGTACCTACATGAAGAAGCTTCCAACCCTTTTGTAAATACTTATTAGCACGTTCATTTGAATAAATATCATCAAATTCAAGAGTAAAAACAATGTTTTTCATGACTTAATCATCTCCTTATTATCAGATGATTTCAGTTTAGCAGAAAGAGAGGTAAACGGAATATGGAAGAAAAGAATGATATTTCGATTTTAAATTTAATTGAGAAAAACATAGACAAAATAAAAGCTTCACATAATTTTGAAGCAAAAAGTTGCTACATTTCTACAATTGAAAAGTTATGTGAAGCGTATGATCAGCAGATTAGTGCTGAATTAATTAATTTTCAAGAAGAAAAGCCATCGGTTGAGAAATCAATGACTAAAGAACAGTATGATGACTTCTTTAAAAATGCTGGGATTTTACCCAATCAGCCAAAAGAGAGATGAACAAAGTATGGATATAAGAAGTGCGATAAACCAAGCAAAAAAGTTTGGCGGAGTAATCAAACGAGATGGAACATATTTTTATCCAACTGACGATTTTGGAAGAACAATTATTTATAACGAAGATGGAAAAATTATCTCTCCTGGCTGGGAACCATGTCTTGAAGAGTTAATAGCTTCTGATTGGGAAGTAAGTTTATTAAAAATTAAGAAACCAACCAAAACAGAATTGAGCAAGTGGAGAAAAGAACTAATTGAAAATCTAAAAAAAGAAGCCTAGTTAAGGCTTCTGGATCAATTATTTAGGAAAGCATTCATTAATATTTAATTTACTAATTGTGTTACTTCCATATATAAGTGAAATATATCCTGATTTTTCTAGTGAATTAAGTGCTTCACCAAATGATTCAGGTTCTAATTTAGAATCAAGCAATATTTCTCTAACTTCATATGTAGTAGTTGGACGTTTAGAAGAAATATGCAATTTAATTGCTTGAACTAATTTATCAACGTTATCCATAAATTAATCATCTCCTTATTATCAGATGATTTCAGTTTAGCAGAAAGAGAGGTGAACAAAATATGGATATAAGAAGTGCAATAATTCAAGCAAAAAAAGAAGGACGTGGTATAACTCGTAAAAGCTATGGCCAACGTTCAGAAATGTTATTGCCGACAAATTCAGCTAGTTGTGTTTTGATAATTCCATTTGAAGACGATCAATTTAAAACTAAAAGATGGAATCCAAAACTTGATGATCTGATTGCTGATGATTGGTATGTGTATGGCTGAGCCAAAATTAGCTTAATTTAACAAAAAGGAAAGTAAAGAATGATTGAACTAGCAGTAGTAGCAATGTGGGTAATTGGATTAATAAGCGTAGTCGCTATGTATCACGAGAAAACAAAAAACACCACATTGAATGTAGTGTCGGTAATTTTAATTCTCGTAATTACAACAATTATTGTTGCTTCTTTAGGTCATAGTTAAATGCCTTCAAGGTAGCAAGAACAGACTCATTAGCTGTATCAAAATCGCTTCGATCAGCCCCATATTCACCAGCTTTAGCGATTTTTGACAAAGTATCGTTAACTAATTTTTTCTCTTCTGAATTACAAATTGGTAATACTTGACCAGCTGATTTTTGCGCTTGTCTTAGATTGTTTATGTCACCGAATTGGTTAAGACAAGAAGCTAAATCGCCTAGGAAATTAGAAATTAAATTATTTTTAAAATCTTGCATAGCTTGATTTCTCTTAAGTTTTTCATTTTCTTGCGCAAACTTTTGCTTGGTCAATTCTAACTCTTTAACAGTTTTGTTATTACTTCGATTATTCAGAAAAGTAACAACAGAGGCTACTACAGCAACAATGATGCTACCAATTTGACTAATTAATGCCCAGTTCATTTAACTATATACTCCTTATTAATTCTATTGAAATTATAGCAGAAAGCGAGATGAGCAGGGATGGAAGAAAAGAAAATTAGCATCGATAAAGAAATATTAAAAACGATAGAACATACTGCTAAGATTGCTGCAATGACTGGTAGCAATAAGAATTACGGAATTTACATTAGTACAATTTCAAGCTTATCAAATGTACTTACTGTTTTAAGCAATTTAGAAAAGGAGCCACCAGATAAAATCAAAATTTATGGCAACAATCAGACAGCAGCAGTATTTGAAGATAAGGGAGATGAAGAAGATGAATAAAAAAGCAATAAAAGATGCATCGAAAATGGCTGATATTTTAACGCCAAAAGAAGTTCAAAAGAAATATGGCTGGTCATACTCAACATGGCGTAGAAGACGCGAGGAGTGTCAAATTTCCCCATATAAAGATGCAATTGTAATTGAGAGCCAGCGAAGATGTCACGTTAAGGCTAAGAGATTTGAAGAGTTTCAAGAGTGGAAGTCGCAAAAACTCTACAATGAACAGTTTGGCTTAGCTTAAGGAGCTAATTATGAAAAAGAAAAAAGATTATTTACAGAATATTTTTGTAATTGAAGTGTTGGGAGTAAGTGCATTCTTAATCAGCTACATTAGTTACCTGATCTGGAACGCAATTTTATAGGAGAAAAGAAATGGGATGAAGAATTTATTAATGAACTACGCAATTACACGTTAAAACAAATGAAGGAAGAAAAGTCTCCAGAATTAGTTAGTAGGCTGGTTGATGAACTTATGGAGCTACAAAGGTAGGAGGGATGAAATGCTTAGCGTGAAAACAATGAATAAGCTTGTTTTAAACTCTAATGCTTATCAAATAAAACAGCCTGTTCAAAAAGATGAATATACAGAGTTGTTTGAAAAAGAACTAGAAAAAAGCCCATCGCTAACGGCAATTAGTGATGGACTGACAAAAAATAAAAACCATATTGATTATAGCATGTGCACTATCAGGCGGTGAACAAGATGGTACGGATTAAAAAGGTCTACGACAAGAATTATACCGTTATTGGAAACACTTCTATAAATGATAGCGGGTTGTATTTAGCAGATAAGGGAATGCTTGAATATTTGTGGTCAAAGCCTGACGATTGGGATTTCTATGCAAGAGAAGTAGCAAAGCATCAGAAGGACGGAATAGATGGAGTAAATTCTGCATTACGTCACTTAGAAGAAAATGGTTATTTATATAGAGGTCGAGTTAGAAATGAAAAAGGACAGCTTAAAGGAAGCAAGTGGCTTTTATCAGAAACTCCAAAAAAAGAATGGAGTGAATATTATCAAAAGAAATGCGAAAAAAGAAAGAAAAAGCCTAAAGTGGAAAAACCAATACAGGCTAAGCCTAAACAGGCTGAACCTAAACAGGAAAATCCAGGACTACTAAATACTAACCAAACTAAATACTCACCTAACAAAATAAAGAACTTTACTAAATCTCTCTCTAAAGAAGAGAGGGAGAGAGACAAAAATCTAATTGAAATGCTAATCAGTTCTCTAAATAACTATGCTGAAATGTGGCGTAGGGAACCAATTACTTTTTCAAAAGAAGAATATAACAAGCTAGTAAAAGCAGTGCATGGTAAAGAGCCAAGATTACTAAAAGACATTGCTGAAAAAACAGTGATTAACAGCGAACAGTATCCACAAGGCTATTTGCTGAACTGCATCAAGAATTTACCAGATATGGAAGAAGAGAGTGCATAATGTTTGAACCAGAACCTAAAAAAGATGATTGCGAGTATTGCAATAAATTCTACCATGGCTTAAAAAGATGCCTTGCAGCATATAAGGACGATTTAGGAAATGAAATGACAGCCACTATTGTAAATGGATCATTAAAAATATCAGTTAATCTTTGTGATGTTGGCTATGGAGACAGTTTTGAGATGGAATCAGAAGATAAGTTGAATTATTGCCCAAAGTGCAGGAGGCCGTTAAATGATGCTCATGAGGAAAGCTAGGCAGCAAAAGAATTAGCATCCCTCAATAAATAGAAATTAAGAAAGGCAAGAAGAAATGGGAAGATATAACTTTAAGAATTATGAATACAGCAGAAAGAACAATCTAAACAGTGATTTAAATATTAATAAGCTTGCTAGAGAGCTAGTTAACAAGCCAGCAAGATCATCATATCGAAAGAATGATGCTTATAAGGTGGGCGTTGTCCTATATTTCATGAATGGCCAAACGTATAAAACACCAGAATTTACGGTTGATGATATCTATGATGCCTTGCAGCAAAACAAACGCTGGCTTGATCAAGAAAACGGCGGAGCAATTAATTTAGGCTATGTAGTTAGATATAGTCCTTATAAATTTTATGAGGTATCAAGAAATGACAGAGCTTAAGTTTGCGTGGAAAAAAGATAGGCAATCTCCTTTGCCTGAAGAAGAACAGGAATATACGGGAAAAAGACACCAAGATAGACATGTTGATTTCCTTAAGAGGCTTGAACGTATTATCAAACTTGAAAAGAAAAGGGGTTCGCTGGTAACGATAGCGGATAGCGATCAAGAACTGATAGAAATTCAACGTGAAAATAACGTATTTTTTAAAGATAAAAGAGCTAGAATTATAGACCCAGAGAAGCAGGATATTATTTTAGCCTGCATTAGCAAGGGCTATACGCTTACTGAAGTAACTCATATATCGCATTGCAGCGCAACTACTGTTAAACAAATAATGTGCGATGCTGGTTTAGTTCTTAGACCTCCATTTAAGTATTGTCTTAAAGCTATCAAAAAAGGGAAAATAGATTTCTATGCTCGAAATACAAGACAGTTAAGCCATTATTTAGGCTTAAGTTTCTATGAAATAAAGAATGAGGAACAGCTAAGACTAAAAGGCTATAGACTAAGGAAAATACATAAGCTTTGGTATCAAATACCAAATAATGTTTTATATTCTGCAAATGATGTAGAGACGATTTATTTAAAAAAAGGTATTCAGAGCTTTGAGGATAAAGAGCTGAAAGTGCAAAAAGAGGTGTAATCTCGGTGTTAAGCAAAGAGCAGATCAAATATAAAAAGCTTGAAAATTTAAAATGCGAGCTGTTTAACGATAATTTTGAGAACTTTAAAAGATACGGCATTCCTAAAGCGCAATTAATCATTGCAGATATTCCTTACAACATCGGCAATAATGCCTATGCTTCTAATCCAATGTGGTACAAGGACGGAGAGATAGCTAATGGCGAAAGCAAGTTAGCAAACAGTAATTTCTTCAACAGGGATGAAGGCTTTAACGTTATTAACTTCATGAAGTTTGCTAGAAAAATGCTGATTAAAGAGCCAAAAGAAACAGGAAAAGCGCCAGCGATGATTGTGTTTTGTTCATGGCAACAAATGCCAATGCTGGAAGCGCAAGCTAAGAAAGAAGGCTTTAAACACTGCTATCCACTGTTCTTTATCAAGCCAACCAGTTCGCAGGTGTTGAAGACAAATATGCGAATTGTTGGAGCTACAGAGTTTGCAGCAGTCTTTTATCGAGATAAGCTTCCAAAGTTCAATAACGATGGTCAGATGGTACTTGATCACATGAATTGGGAAGTAGACTCTAGCTATCCTAAAATCCACCCGACTCAAAAGCCAATTCCAGTTTTAAAACGCTTAATTAACTTATTTACTGATCCGGGCGATGTAGTGATTGACCCGACAGCAGGAAGTGGCTCAACACTAAGAGCAGCTGCTGAGTTAAAAAGAAACGCATACGGTTTTGAAGTTGAAAGAGAAATGTGCGAAAAGGCAAAGAAAAGTATGCTACAACGTACAGAATTGAGTTTGCTATAGGAGATAAAAATGAAAATTGTAGATAAGACAAAAGATAAAAAAGAAGAGCAATGGCAATTAGGCGATATATTGAAGAGTAATAATGGAACTGTCGGGCTGATAGTTCAAGATTCTATGCAGGAATATCATTTGATAAACGTAACAGATAATTCCATATTTACCGATGAATATGACAATCTTGCAGATTTACAGACGAATATCCGAAACCTCTGGCACAAAGTAAACGCAAAGCTGGTGATCGAATGATGCTTTGCAGTGCAGTTGCCTTTGTAGAAGGCTATGATCCTAAGATTAAACTCAGCCAGAAGCAATTGCTTAATATGGTGCATCAAATAAAGCCTAATGAACCTTTACCAAAAGAAATAGATGGCTATAAGATTAAACCTTGCGATGATTATTCAGAAAGATATTTAATTTTAATTTATTACAGATTGGAGAACTAGACATGAAATTAAATAAACAACAGAAATTAATGTTGAAGAAACTAGATTCTTGCTTAGAAATAACGTCAACACCGTTCTTAAATGATAGTGAACATTTTAGTTATCTAGTTAATCATGTTTTAGCTAAGTTAGAACACGCTTCATCAGTTAACTTAACCACTCTAACTGATGCAGTTGACGAAATTGTGGAGGAGGATATGGAATGACAGCAACAAAAGAAAAATGTAAATACTGTCAAGGCAATGAACCGCTAGTAAACTTTGATGATACTCCAATACAAATTTATATGGGTTTCAATGAAGATTTAGCTTTATCAGTTGATGTGGATTCTGCAATTTACAATTTAACTTTTGAAATTCAAGCAATTTATTGCCCAATGTGTGGGAGGAAACTATGAAAATTAAGATGTTTTATGAAATTACTACAGGAGAGCTTGAAGAAAAAATCAACAACTTTATTAAGAATAAAGAACTAGTTGACATCAAATTTGCTTCTCTAAATAATGGCACCAACAAAGCATTAGTTATTTATGAGGATAAGTAGCATGTCATATTGGATTTTTGCAGCAGCATTCTTAATTCTGCTAGCTATAGTGATTTTATACATGGGGAGTTTATAAAACATATGTATCAATTTAAAGATGAAAAACTAAAATACGAATTAAAAAAAGTTTAGATAGAATTTTACCTAACAATAAAGTAAAAGATTTTGAGTCTATTACTTATGAGGGTTCAAATATTATTACAACTGAGCCAAATTATTTTGATATCAGTATCAGAATCAAAGGACATTTGGAAGAAGCCAAAACAGTAATACAACTTAACCCAATGAGACTAAATAATTCCTTGTTAGATAAGATTATTAAGGATAAAGAGAATCATGGTTATAAAGAAATTGAGACCATGATTGTTGATGCTTTAGATAACTATTACGAGGTATGCTAAATGAAAATTAAATCAATTATATGTTGTCGCCGATTTGAAAAAGATCCAGAGACAATTGCATATAGTCCAGCTAATGTAGATGAAGTAGCAAATTTAATACAAACACAGAAGAATAATAACGAAATGCTTGTTTGCTTATCTATTTTTGTGACAAGTGCATATGTACTTTATGACTTGGATTCCAATATAACTTATGGTTCAAATTCTTATATCGTAAATACTAAGCCAGCTGGTTTCAGCAAATTTTATATTCCAGTGAAAGATATAACGCTAGTTCAGGAGGCTGACATTGATTTGGACGATCATTAATGCAGTTGGGCCTTGGATTGTTATTGCATTAGCTCTTTATAGCAATCATTTACAGAAAAAATCACAGCGCCTCAGTAAGCAAGCTTTAAAAGAAATTGATGAATATTACAAAACAATGTCCAATGCTTTTGATGCACAAACTAAATTCAATAATTCAACAGTTGATAACATTGAACGCCATGAAGAAGCTTTAAGAATAATTGCTAACTACATTAAAGCTGGTGAAAGCAATGTCTGAATCTGACAAACGTTTGGCCTCAACGATTAAAAACTCTAATGATATCAGAATTTACAGGTAATTTAAGCGCACTTGTATCCATACAGTTTAGCCGTTATGTGTATTAAAATATAGAAATACGGTATTGAAAATAACAGTTTAATGAGGAGTGGGAATGTGAGTTTATTATTCGAGGAATTAGATTGCGATAAGACATGCGATAGAGTTGATGAGTTCTTAACTGATGATTTAGAAAGATTAATTCTAATGGCTGGTCGTAATCTTACTGACTTACGTTCTCCTAGCTTATCTCTAGCACCTGGTCATTCCAGTGGAACTAATCATGCAGAAGTAAATATCATTCGTGGTCTTAACGCTGAAGCAGAGGTAAGAGCAATCCATCACACCATTTACCATCTACCTGAAATGTCAAAAATAATAATGCGCGATCTCTACATTTATCAAATGGAGAGTTGGCAAGTAGCTGATGCAATTAGATATGGTCATACTCAATATAATGTACTAAGACGTAGAGCACAGCTATTCTTTGCCGATAGCTTCGATCATTGGCAAAGATACATGGCTTGTTCACCAATAATAGATTTGCATCGATATAAAAAAGACCGGAATAATACCGGCAATCTTGCGGAATAATAGCGATGGTTGAGCGGTTAGAATATAAGCTATAGTAGTATTGTGAGTTAATTCGAAATAAGAGCAATGCTCACACCACTCCTTAAATACAAATATGTAAGGCTAGTAACGGTTCGACTCCGTTACTGGTTATAGGGTATCGCTAAGCTTTTATTATTTATTTTTTGTCAATATTTAGTTTGCACGATAGTTAGGTCTTATCCGAGACTGACGGTCAGTCTCATCCGCTTAACGATATCTACTTGAAGAGTTCACTCATGGAAACGGTGAACTCTTTTATTATGCTCTAGAGTTGTGGAGGTAATAGCATGCCAAGAGTTAGACGTTGCAAGTATCAAGGCTGTCATGCCTTTGCTATTATGCCTAATTACTATTGTGCTAAGCACATTAAGTATGAAGCAGAGTATAGAGCAGAACGCGAGAAGTATCGTAAACGTCAATCATCACGAGCTACTACTTGGCACTACAATCATGTCACTCGCTATCGCAACTCTGTTAAGTCAGAGCAGAATAAGTTCTACCACTCGCGTGAGTGGCAGTCGCTTCGTGCTCTCGTTTTTCAGCGCGACTTCAGCTTGTGCAAATATTGTGGAACAAATCCTGGAAACATTGTTGATCATATCATTCCAATTGAATGGGATCAAAGCAAGATGAGAGATATCAATAATCTTGTAACATGTTGCAGAGACTGCCACGCAAAGAAAACACGATGGGAACAACGATACTATGGAACTGGTTTACACAATGAATTGAAAGATGTACCAGCCATTACGGATACCAAATTAATTAATAAATTGATGAATGCGCGAGATGGCAAATAACTGCGATCTGAGACGATTATTTTTTTGATGTGTAATCCATACTAGAATATATTTAAAATTTAGCCCGCGGGTATATCGCTATGATAAGAGCCGCACAATCAGCGTTGTCTTACGTAAAAAAGTAAAAAATACCAAAAAGTTTTTAATAGGGGGGTCAGATATGGTTAAATCAGTTCGAAAAAGTACAAAGCTCCCTCCAACTCCGCCAAACTATTTAAGTGATTTGGGCTCAGAAATGTGGAAGAAAATTGTACCTTTTTTGAATAAGAATAAAGAAATAAAAAAAGCCGATGAATATCTTGTTGCACGCTATTGTGTTGCTTATGATACTTTTAGAACTGCTTATGAATTGGTAAAAAAAGATGGCCAGCAAAAAGAAAAATATAAAACCACACTTTCACCTGTAGATGGTTCAATCGTAGCTCGTGATTTTACTGGTTATGCAAAAAATCCAGCTGTTCAAAATATGAAAGACGCTATAAATCAACTTAATACTATGGGAAAAGAATTAGGATTAAGTCCAAAAAGCCGAAATGATTTAATTAATTTGAAAAAGCCTGAAAAGAAAGAAAAGAAAAAAGATGTTTCATCGGAAATTCAAAAATTCTTTGGAGAAAGAAAATAATGGCTGAGAAAATTTGTACTATTTGTAACAAGAAATTTAAAGGTAGGAAACACCAACAAACTTGTTCAAGAAAATGTGGTGCCATTTTAAATAGAAATAACAAATTACGTCGTGGGGAACAGAAATATATAGAAAACCTTGAATTGAGTCACCCAGACATAAAATACATTAGTGGTTATAAGCCACGGACTCATAGGGGATCATATAACTTTAAGGTCTTAATAAAATGCAAATTAACAGGTTTTAGATATTACATTTGGTCTAATAAATTACGCAAAAAAGACTGGCAATGTAGTATTTGCAATAAAAATAGTATGTTTATTTCGATTTATCCAGATGATGAACAAGGCTATAAACATTATTTAAATTTAACAAGATGTATTTCGCCAATTACTTTTTATCCACGTAAGTGTAAATGGTGTGGCAATTATTTTACCGTTAATAATAGACATAATTTAAAAGTATGTTGTTCATCGCTATGTAGCAAGAAATATCAAAATCACAAAAAACAAGTTAAAAAGGATTATCGATTTAACTTAGCTAAGAAAAATGGAAAATATGAAGATATAACATTAGCCAAATTATATAAGCGCGATCATGGTAAATGCTACATCTGCGGAAAACATTTGATATTAAATGATAAGTATAATCGTCCAGATGCCCCCACAATTGAACATGTTGTTCCTATTTCAAAAGGTGGGACGAATACATGGAGCAATGTGAAATTAGCATGTAGAGAATGCAATGTTAAAAAAGGCACAAAAATTTTTAAGTAATAAAAATAGCGTTCGATTCTTTATCGAACGCTTTTATTATGCATCCCTTCGGGATGGAATTCTTGCCTTGGCGAAACTCAGCAAATAGAAAAGGTCAATCAACCTCTTCCGAGTGTATCACAGCAAGCTGTGATTAATGCACACTCTACGGAGGTGATTGACCATGATTGAATTAATTCTTCTTTTAATTATCTTACTATTAATTATCGTCGCAATCAAGTCGTAACGCCAAGGCAAGAGCGCTCGCTCTTGTCAGACCGAGCGCTCTAATCATTAGAATAATGAAATCTTGCTGATACAATGTACAAACTATTATTTTCTACATAGTAAACGAAACGATGCTCGTCTGTAATTCTTCTGGACCACAATCCTGATAAATTATCGTGAAGTGGTTCAGGTTTACCAATTCCATCAAAGGGATGTCTTTTAGTATCTTTTATTAATTTGCGTATCTTTTTGACATTTCGCTTATCATTGTCTAGCCAATATTCAAAGTCGTCCCATGATTCATCTGACCAAATTACATTCATTATTCCCAATTATGCTCCTTGCCTTTGCCGTTTTTTAATTGCTTCAATGATTTTAAAATGTGATCCATATTAGCTGTGGAGCTTCTAATATATGCATTTTCGACAAGGTTATCATAATCTGCTTTGCTGATGAGAACAGAATTATCTTCACTGTTTCTAGAAGTAATAATTATTGCTTCAGAATTATCGTTTACTTGCTTCATGAATGATTTAAGGTTATTTCTAACGTTTGAATAAGCTTCTGCTTGCATAATAATTCTCCTCTGTACAATATCTTGTACAAGTATTATATCAGCAATTAATTCAAATTAAAAGTGAAAAGAGGTAGCACCTTGAAAATTGATCTAACGCAAACACATGATGTTGAGGGTGCTTTTAATAGCATTGATTGGTCAGATATTAAAGCAACATATAATGATCCTGCAACTTTATACGCCTTTTCTGTTTTAAACGGTACAAAAATAGCTGGATATAGGATAAAACTTGCATGCTTTCGGCATTTAATGGATCTAAAAAGACAAGGACACCCAGATTTTCCTTATCACTATGATGTAGAAGAAGCTAACAGGTTACTGACCTTTGCTAAAATTTGTCCTAATGTCGATACAGGAGAACCGACTAAATTAATGAAATGGCAAGAGTTCACTTTTGCTCTTATGTTTGGTTGGCGTGATGAAGATAACAACAAACGATTTACTCGTGTAATTGATTCTGTATCGCGTGGTCAGGGTAAGACATATCAAATGGCTATCTTAGTTTGCTACTCATTTTTAATTGAGAGCATTGGGTTATCAAATCAAGATTATTTAGTAGCTTCTATCAATTTTAAGCAAACTATGAAGCTGTTTGGCTACGTAGCTTCAATGATGCGAAAGATTATTCAAAGCGAACCTTTTAAGAGTTATGCAAGTGAAGTAAATCTTTATATTCAATCAGATCAAATCATTATGAAGAAAAATAATAATGTTCTGCGTGCAATTAGTCTTGAAGCGGGACAATATGACTCTTATCACTTTAGAACAGCTATATTTGATGAAATTGGAGAAGTTAAATCACGAGAAACTGTGAGCAAGATCATTTCTGGTCAGGTTAAAGTTCCGAATCATCAATTTATCCAAATTTCTACGTCTTACCCAGATCCAACAGTTCCATTTCATGAGGATCAAAAAATGATTATTCAGGCTATGGAGCAGGATTGGAAGAGGGATGCAGATAGTTATTTAGGATTAATTTGGTCACAAGACAGCTTAGATGAAACTTACAAGCCAGAAACATGGGTTAAATCCAATCCATTACTAGATTTACCAGATCAATGCGACGGCTTGATGAAGGGCTTAAAAGACAAGCGTGATAGTGATTTGCTAACCGGTAACATCTCAGATTTTCAAACTAAGAACCTAAACCTGTGGCTTAAACAATCAACAGACAGTTATTTAAATTTACGTGATGTTGAGGACGCTGTAGATGATGATTTTAAAATTGATGGACGAGAAGTATTTATTGGATTTGACTACTCTATGTTTTCAGATAACACAGCGCTAGGCTTTGTTTATCCGTATGGAGATGGTAAATTCCATTTTGAACAGCACAGCTTTATTCCTTGGCAACATGCCGGATCAATTGAAGCTAAAGAAAAACAAGATGGAATTGCCTACCGTAATTATCCTGAATACTGCACGATTACAGCACATCAACAAGGTATTATTAACCCAGAGCAGATTTATAGATGGTTGCTTAACTATGTTGAACAGCACCAATTGAAAGTTAAATTCTTTGGTTATGACCGCTTTGGATCATATCAAGTCAAGAACATAACAGAATCTCTTAATGTAAATACCGACTGGTACATTATGGACATTCAGCAAAGAACGTCAGCTCTTGCAAATCCTACTAAGTTTTTACAGGAACTTTTTGTTACTCATAAAGTATCTATTCCTAATGATCAAATCATGCAAAAGGCTTTACTTAATGCGATAGTTAAGGCTGATAAAATTGGTATTCAAGTTGACAAGGATAAAGCCACTTTAAAGATTGATGTTGTCGATGCTTTAATTGATGCACTATTTCAAGGAATGTACTACTTCGATGAAAATGCTGATTTAAATAATAAAGACACTGAAATTGATAGAATGACAGAACAACAGGTATTGGATTGGTTTAAGAACCCAAAATCAGGATTATTAGGAGGTGAGCATTCTGGTCACTAAATTAAAACAACAACTGTGGAAGTATATTGATGTAATTTTCTATTTTGTGGGACTGGCAGGAATTACTTTTGGAGCTTTTAAGATCAATGAACCATTGGGTTACATCGTTGGCGGTGTAGCCTTTTTAATTTCTGGTTATTTAGTGGAACTTATCGCAGCAGGCGGTGAGAAAGGAGCTGATTAACTGTTAGCAAAAATATAGAAATTTATAGAAGAATATGGAAAAAATAGCTTATTTAGAAAGTTAAACATGGAAAATAAGCTTTAATTCAATACTTACTTGTTTTGCTTTCCTTCCTTAGATAAACTTATGTTTGTATTTTAGGAGGTGAAGCAATGATTAAAACTCAAGTAGTGAAGCTAAAAGTTAATAAAACCATGCAAAAGCATCTCAATGCTTTATGTGACTATCGCAGATATTGTTGGAATAAAGGGCTCGAAACTTGGCAATTAATGTATGAAGCTCATACATTAAACAAAAAAGGTAATCCAAGTCCCAATGAACGCAGAGTCCGTGATGAACTAGTAGCTGATAAAGAAGATTGGCAATATGGTTTATCTGCTAGATGTTTGCAATTAGCTGTTAAAGATTTAGCTAATGCTTGGAAAAACTTCTTTAATAAGTCACAACCTGATTGGGGAATACCTAGTTTTAAATCTAAGAAAGCTCCTAGACAAGGCTTTAAAAGTGACAGAGCTAAGATTGTTAATGGCAAGCTTCGTCTTGATTGCCCAAGTAGCATCTCAAAAGAGTCTTGGTTTGATTTAAAAAGCTATGAAGTTCTAAAGATGGATGAAGTCAAAGTAGTAAGTATCTTCAAAGAAAAAGGGAGCTATTATGCGGCGTTGCCTTATGAAGAAGACATGTCAGCTAAGGCTAAAACTCATCAAAAGACAGCAGTAGATGTCAATGTCGGTCACTTTAATTACACAGATGGCAAAATTAATGTTTTACCTGCTAAATTGCAAAAGCTTTATAAGCGTATCAAACATTATCAAAGAATGTTAGCTCGTAAAAGAGAAGTTAACGGTAAGTTAGCTACAAAATCATATAATTACTATGTAGTGAGAACCAAACTGCAAAGAGATTATTGCAAAGTAGCTAATATCCAAAATGATCTTTTACAAAAGTTCACTGCTAAGCTTGTTAATAATTACGACCAAATTGTAATTGAAGACTTAACAGTTAAAGAAATGATGATGACGCATGTAGCTTCAAAAGGTATGCAGCGATCATTATTTAGCAAATTCAGGCAGATATTAACTTATAAGTGTGATTGGTATGGCAAAGAATTAATCTTGGCTGATAAAAGATACCCATCAACTCAAAGATGTGCTAAATGCGGGTATGTCAAAAAAGGTGATGAAAAAATCACTTTGCAAGGCAATAAAAAGCATGGTACTAAACATAATGAGTATGTCTGTTATGAATGTGGATACAGTAATGATCGAGATGAAAATGCGGTTTTAAACCTTTTAGCTTTAGCAAAATAAAGAAAATAAACGGGGCTGGCTAGGCCCTTAAGCTGTACGAGCTGGTCAATGTGATTACTCCTAGATTGGAATATCAGAATACTAGTGAAGACGACAGTAAATGAAACAAAGAAAGGGAAAAATATATCTTTCTGATATGTAGAAAATTCGTATTCTTCTACATATTTCCATGTTTTATATAGCAGGTGGTAAGTAATGCCTCTGTTAAAGCTAAATAAATCTCACTCTCAAGGCTTTTCTCTAAATGATCCTGATTGGGTTAACTTCCTAACAGGTGGCGAAGCACAGAAGTATGTTTCTGCAGATACAGCGCTTAAGAACTCGGATATTTTCTCACTGATTATGCAATTATCAGGCGATTTAGCCATGGTTCGCTATACTGCTGACTCTGACAGATCGCAATTAATTATTAGTAATCCAAGCGTAACCACTAATGGCTATAGTTTCTGGCAAGGAATGTTTGCTCAACTCTTACTAGATGGAAATTGCTATGCTTACAGGCATAAGAATACGAATGGCGTTGATTTATCGTGGGAATATTTAAGACCTTCGCAAGTGCAACCAATGCTATTGCAAGATGGGTCTGGTTTGATCTACAACATTAATTTTGATGAACCAGCAATTGGGTATATGGAAAATGTACCAGCTTCCGATGTCATTCATATTAGATTATTGTCAAAGAATGGCGGTAAAACTGGTGTGTCTCCACTTTCTGCGTTAGTTAATGAACAACAAATTAAAGATGCTTCTAACGCTTTGACTTTGAAAGCTTTGAAGCAATCTGTTACCGCTAGTGCAGTGTTGACTATTCAACATGGTGGTTTGCTTGATAAGGAAACAAGAATTGCTAGGTCTAAAGAGATATCTAAACAAATTCATGAATCAGATGGACCAGTAGTAATTGATGCTCTTGAAGATTACAAACCTCTAGAAATGAAAGGCAATATTGCTAGTTTGTTAAATCAGGTTGATTGGACTAGAGATCAAATTGCAAAAGTTTATGGCGTACCAGACAGTTATTTAAACGGTCAAGGCGATCAGCAATCCTCAATTACTCAAATTGGTGGTCAATATGCTAAATCTTTAAATCGCTATGTTCAAGCAATTATTAGTGAGTTAAATGATAAGCTTCACGCTAATATTTCGGCTGATATTCGTTTTGCAATTGACGCGATGGGAGACCAATATGCAAGTACTATTTCAGGCTTAGCAAAAGATGGAACAATTGCAGGCAATCAAGCTCGATTTATTTTGCAAAATTCTGGGTACTTACCTACTGATCTACCTGATCCAGAGAAGAAACCACAACAAGCAATTCAACTAATTCAGCAACAAGAGGGAGGTGATGATGATGGTAACGATTCAAATGAACGGGGAAGTGATTCCGAGTGATTATGCTGATGTTTATGATTATCTAGGCTATGAGAACATTAATCCTAAGGCTGTTAAGCAGGGTTTAAATGACGCTGGTGGATCAGACGTAACACTTGAAATTAACTCTCCTGGTGGCTATGTGGACGCAGGAAGTGAAATTTATACTGCACTTAAGGAATATCGGGGCAATGTTACAGCTAAAATTACTGGTCAAGCTTGTTCTGCTGCTTCATGGATTGCACTTGCTGCTGACCATGTAGAAATGTCTCCAACTGCTCAAATGATGATCCATAGAGCTTCTACAATTTCTATGGGTAACAGCGATGATTTATCTAGTGCGTTAAATGCTTTAGATTCACTTGATAAGTCGTTTGTTGATCTATATAGTCAACACACTGGTTTGGATAAGCAAGAAATTTACAGATTAATGTGTAATACTACTTGGATGAATGCTCAACAAGCAGTAGATAAAGGATTTGCAGACGAAATTATGTTTCAAGATAGTAAACAACCTGCTTTAGTAAATGCAGATGGTTCACTATCAGTTAAGCCGGATATGATTAATAAGATCAAAAACTTACTTCATAATCAATCGACCGAGAATGTCGTTAAACCTCTACCAAAAGAAAATAAAAAGAATGATAGCCAACTTCAAAGGAAGCTGGCTATTTTATTTGGAAAGGAAAATTAAGATTAATGAATATCAATCAATTAAAAGACGCGTTTGATATGGCAGGTCAAAAGGTACAAGATTTAGAAGATAAACGCGCACAATTTGCCATTGACTTAGGTAACGATGAAAGTTCACACTCTGTAGATGACATCAATAAGTTAAATACTAGTTTAAAGAATGCTAAGGTAGCTCAAGAATTAGCTAAGTCAGCTTATGAAGACGCTAGAGCTAACTTGAATGCTGAACCAGTTAATAAGAAACCAATTCCGGTTAAAGAAAATAAGAAGCCAGATATTGAAGCAATTAAGAATCAATTTGTTTCTGACTTTAAGAATTTGGTTTCATCTGGTACTACTGGTGCTGGCAATGCTGGGTTAACTATTCCTGAAGATATTCAATTGCAGATTAGAACTTTAACTCGTTCATTTGTATCTCTTGAAAGCTTAGTCAATGTTGAAAATGTTTCTACTTCTCATGGTTCAAGAGTTTACGAAAAATTGAACGATATTACGCCATTGAAAGATTTAGATGACGAAACAGCAATTATTGGCAATAATGACGACCCAGAATTAACAGTAATTAAGTACTTAATTCACCGTTACGCTGGAATTACCACTGTAACTAATACCTTATTAAAGGATACTGTAGACAACATCATTCAATGGTTAGTTAACTGGGTAGCTAGAAAAGATGTTATTACTCGTAATGCTAAGATTCTCGAAGTCATGGGCAAAGCTCCTAAGAAGCCAACTATTTCTAAGTTTGATGATATTAAGGACTTAGAAAACAACACTCTTGACCCAGCAATTGAAGCAAGCTCAAGTTTTATCACTAACCAATCTGGATATAACATTTTAAGTAAATTAAAGGATGCAGAAGGTCGCTACTTAATGCAACCAGATGTAACTAATCCAGATAAGTACATGATTGATGGTAAAACTGTAGTTCGCATTGCTGATAAGTGGTTGCCAGATGTTTCAGGTTCACACCCTCTATACTTCGGAGACTTAAAGCAAGGCATTACTTTATTTGACCGTCAACAAATGCAAATTGACACTACTAATACTGGTGCTGGTTCATTTGAAAGCGACAGTACTAAACTTCGTTTCATTGACCGATTCGATGTTGAATTAATTGATGATGGTGCTTTTGCAGCTGCTTCATTTAAGACTGTCGCAGATCAAGCTAAGGGAACTGCTGATACTGGAAAATAGTTAGAGGTGATTCTTAATGACCGCTTATCTTAAGATCACTGATGGCCTTAAGAGGTCATTAGGATATCTTGATGAAGACGATTCTTTAGACGATGGGTTAAAGAAACGTATGACTAGTGCTTTAATTGCAGCTGAAAGCTATGTTCAGGGTGCAATCGGCACTGATTTAGATGATTTCTATACTTCTGAAGAGAATAAGCCACTGTATACTTTAGTATGCAATGCTTTAGCTGCTTCTTACATTCAGAACCCAGTAAGTATTACTTCTGGTGCTGTAGTTAATGTTGACGTAGTGACAAATGCTATTATTGGTCAGTTAAGAGGAAGATATGCTAAGGAATTGGAGGATCAAGATGGTCAGAATATTAAATCCAAGTCGCCAGACTCAGAGAATTGAGTTTGGCAAGGAATCTGATGAACCAGAGTATGACCAAAACGATAACCCAATGCCGTCAATAACTGTTCTGTGGACGACTTTAGCAATTCCTTATACTTTGAACACAACCCAAATTATTCAAGCTCAGGGACTTAATTTAGCCGATCAACGAATGTATGCTGTAAGACATCGTCTTGATAGTTTCTGGGATCAAATTTCAAGAGCTAGAATTAACAGAGAAGAGTATGAAGTCATTCATATAAATCCAGATGAAAAGAACTCTCCCACAAGCTATGATTTAGTAACTGTTAAAAAGGTAATTAATCATGGCTAATGATATGGAAGAGTTTTTAGATAATTGGGTTGATTCAGTTGAAAAGAGTATGAAATTATCAGCAGAAGATAAGGCTAAGATTACTGGTGCAGGTGCTGAGGCGTTTAGTCGGGTATTGCATGACCGCACGCCACGAAGTAATGAAGTCTATCGAAGAGGGCGCTCTGCTGGTCATGCTAATGCTAAGCATGGCAATTCGCACCGCAAGACTAAGCACTTGCAAGATAGCATTACTTATAAGGCTGGTTATACTGCTGATAAAACTCACACTGGCGATACAGATGTTGGTTTTGAAGAGCATTACTATGACTTCTTAGCTAAAATTGTTAATAATGGTCAGCACCATATGTCTGAAAAAAGGTATGCTAATATGCATTTTTACGACAAGGCACAACAAGAAGCAAAGAAGTTAGTTAAGGACGCTGAAATAAAAGCATTTAAGGAAGTGATGAACCATGACAGCGATAAATGACGCCTATCAAGCAATTTTTAAGAAAGTGCCCGGAGTAGACCGCTACTATAAGAAGCGAATAACAGGGAAAATTGATAATACTAAAACTGATTTGCTGATTACTCCAGTTATTGGAAGTTATGCCGGTTATGGTTCAAATGTTCCCACTGTAGAAGTTCAAGAAATAGAAATTCAAGTTTTTATTGGTATAGAAAATAAAACAGCTAATTTAGACACAATCAAGAATGCGATTGTGTCTTTTTTAGTGCCTGAATGGCAAGTGAGCTATGGACCTGATGAAGGAACTGATCCTGAAACAGATGAAACTATGCTTACTTTCCATTTCACACGCAATTATGAAAGGAAGTTAAATTAATGGAATTAAACGGTTTTGCAAGAGCATTAATTGCTCCTGAAGACGATAACGCAAAATTAAAGAGCGTTGATGAGTTTAAGAAGTATGGTCGCTATAAAGACCAAGGTGTTTTTCAAGCAGATTTACAAACTGCTAAAGGTACTACTCAAAGCAATATCACTGGATTAAATCCAACTATTCAAAAAGTTTATGGATCAAACACGATTGCTGAAAGTGAAGTTGGTATTGAAAATATTTCTGCAACCTTAGCAGTAAATGATATGCCTTTCGATATTGGCTCATTAATGAACGGTATGTATAGGGATGAAACTAACGGTGGTTATAAGCGTGCAGACAAGCGTTTGTTTAAGGGTGCATATATTGCAATCTCTGAGAACCATGGGTTCCCAGTTTACTTTGCTTTCCCTTACTGCACATTCACACCTGGTACTGGTGTAAACATGCAAACTGATGCAGCTTCTCCAGTAACTGTTCACGATACATTTACTGTCACTCCACAAGCACGTCCAACTGACAATTTGCTTTATCAAATTTTTGTTGGAGATCCAAATCGTGATCCAGCTTGGAAGAATGAAGAAACAATGTTGGCATATATTATTGACGGTTTTAAACAAACTCAATCACAACCTGCATCAACTCCATCAGCTGATAAGTAGTATAAATAGCAGGGTGGGAGGGGTAGGAACAAATAAAGCAGGTTCGAATCCTGCTTTTTTTATATGAAAGGAATTTTTAGATGACACAAATAACTGTTGAAGCAAAAGAATTGGGACTTAAACCAATCGAAGTTGACCATAGTTTTGGCATGAAAAGAAAGGCTGGTCAACTTAATAAGGACATTTCTCAAATTCAATTAGACGCACAAAGATCTTTCTCTAGTGCTGTTAGAGATATGAATGTTTTACAGAAGCTTGATAAATCTAAGTCAGAAGATGAACGTACATTGGAGCGCTTAGAGGATAAATATGGGACTGGCTTTGGTTCAACTGATCCAGATTATTGGGACATGAGAATTGAATCAGTTGCTTTAGCAATTAGCCCACAAGTGAACCAAGTTACTTTAACTTCTGAAACCGAATTAAAGATTACTGAAAAATATTTAGCTTTTATCGAAGATTTAGCAGGCATTAATACCAAAGCAAGAAAAAAGAAGTTTGAAGACAAAGATTTGAGTACTGATGCTATTGCAGAAGTGGCTAAGCGTTTAACATTTGCAATTCTTGATATTAAAGAAGACGCGGAGGCTTCTGAATCAGATAAGAAAAGCCACACCGTGGGAGATAAATAAGTTCTGGTCAGAATTTGTTGAAGATATTGATTACACTGAGCAAGACGCGATCGTTAATGGTCATGTTTCACCTAATGAAATAGAAGCATTTGATACAGACCGCTGGGCACAAATTATGGAAGCTCAAAGTCGTAAAGATCGACCAGTAGATGCTAGTGAATATGCTTTAAGCCAATTAGCACAAGGAAAAACTAGAAAGGAGGTTAAATAATGGCAGGAAAAATACCAGTTGGAGACTTTAATACACGAATATCGCTAGATGGTGAACAACCGATTCAAACGCTTAAATCTTTAAAGAATGAAGTATCATCTGCTACTAGTGCATGGAAGGCACAAGTTGCTGAATTAAAGTCAGCTGGGGATCAATTAGGTGCAGCTAAAGCTAAATACGAAGGACTAGGCGATACTTTAAAGAAACAACAATCTTTATTGGAACGTAATAAGTCTGAATTAAATAGCTTAAAAGAGGCACAGGCAAAGGTTGATACAACCACAGAAAAAGGTCGCAACGAATACGAAAGATATTCAAAAGAAATTGCTACTGCTGAACGTAATGTTGCTAATTATACTACTAGAATTGCTAAATTAAGTCAGCAACAAGAAAAGGCTCGTAACTCGCTTGATTACTACAAGTCAGGATTAGCAAGCGCGCAAAGCGAGCTAAAGAAAATTACTGAATCAAGTAATGCTTATGTTGGGAGACTTGAAGCAGAAGGCAAGCATGAAGAAGCTAATAAGGCTAAATTATCAGGCTTATCGCGTGAATACGACAAACTAAATCAAGTTTATAAGATCCAAGCTAATGAATTATCTAAGATTGCTTCGGAGGCTGGTAAATCTAGTGAAGCATATAGACGTCAGAAAGTACGTGTAGATGAAACGGCCACAAGCTTAGCTAAAACTAAATCTGAAATGTCTGGCTTATCTTCAGAGATGAAGAAGGCTAATCCATCAATTTTTGATCGATTTAAATCTAAAATTACTGGAGTCAATGGAAAAGCTAAACAGACGCATTCTTTGTTTAAAAAGATTTTTAGTGCAAACCTTTTAAGTAATGCTGTTTCTTCAGGTTTTAGTTCATTAACTTCTGGACTAAAATCAACTATTACATCAGGGATGCAGCTTGATGGTGTAATTGGTAAAGTTCGAGCACAGTGGGCTGGATTAGGTAAAAATAAAAATGATACTCAGATCTTAGTAGATCAAATGGGCTATTTGAAGTCTAATACTGCAATGACTGGGGACGAAGTTCATCAGCTACAGTTAAATATGAATCGTTTAACTAATGGTAATTTGTCGCATACTTTAGCTTTGTCTAAAAGTATTGCAACCATTGGGGATGCGACTAAGATGACTTCCGGCGAAATGGTTGGGCTATCAAGTGCGATGGCTAGGGCTCTTAGTGGCTCTAAAGTTTCAGCAATGCAATGGCAAAGAATGAGTAAGCAAGCGCCGGGATTAGGTGCGGCTTTGTCTAAAGCAGCTGGAATGTCAGAAGAAGCATTTGGTAAGATGGTTGCTTCTGGCAAAATGTCAACTAAACAATTTGAAGAGTTAGTTGAAAAAGCTGGTCAAGATGGTGGTAAGGCTTTTGAAGCTTTTAGAAAAACCCAAGGCGGAGCTGCAAAATCAATGCAGGACTCTTGGAATTCATTAAAAGCTAAAATGGCCCAACCATTATTTGATGCGAAGACATCAGGAATGCAACAGTTAGCTGACTTAATGCAGTCAAAGCCAGTACAAGATGGTGCTGAAATGCTTGGTGTAGCAATTCAAAAAGTTGCTAAACTTGGAATGCAAGCATTAGGCTACATTGCCAAGCATAAAGGCGATATTGTAGGTATTGGGTCTGATCTTATGTCCATTACCAAAGATATTGCAATAGATACTTGGAAGACTCTTTCTAAAATAATTGTTGATATTGCTGAAGCATTTGGTTTAACTAGTAAGAATGCTTTAAAGTCTAAAGACCCTCTGAAACAATTAAGAGTGGTATTAGATAATTTAGCTAAAAATAAAGAAGCGATTCAATGGATTTCTAAGGCAATTATTGCTATTGCAGCAATTAAAACATTCAAACCTGTTGTTAGTGGAATTTCAGCGATAGCAAAAGGAAGCTATGGAGCTTATAAAGGAGTTAAAGCTCTTCATGCAGGCTTTAAGGGCTTAGATACAATTAAGGAACTAAAAGGACCAGAAAGAGTACTTGCCAAGATAGGCTCGGGAGCTAAAACAGCATTTTCTAAAATTAGCTCTGGGTTTAAAAGGATTGCAAGTGTTGCAAAATCCACAGCTTCAAAGATGTGGTCCTTGTTCAAAGATGTTTTCGCCAAGATAGGCTCAGGCGCTAAAAACGCACTATCTGGTAAATCTTTTGGCGGTGCATTTCAATCTTTAAAATCTGCTAGTGGATTTGGTGGCTTGTCAACAGCTGGTAAAGTTGCTACTGGTGTAGCAGGTGTAGGTGTTGCTTTAGATGCTGGTTCATCTATCCTATCTGCATTCAAAGATAAGAAAGGATCAATGAAGCAATACCAAGATGCAGGAAAAGGAATAGGTTCTGCAATTGGTGGCGGTATTGGTTTATTCTTTGGTGGTCCTGCTGGTGCAGCAATCGGTTCTCAGATTGGTAAGGTAGCTGGTGGCTGGGGCGGTAAAGCAACCAAAGAATTTTTGAATGGTTGGAAATCTAAAAAGCCGCCTAAAAATTTCTGGTCGCTTGAAAACTTAGGCTGGTCTACTAAAGATGCTTTCGGCAAGATGAGCAAGGGCATTGATTCTTGGTGGAAAGGCATTAAAAAGTCTAACCAAAAATCTCAAAAAGAATGGCAAAAAATTGATAAGCTTAGAGAACAAAACCGAAAGAAACAGCAAAAAGCTTGGAATGATTACTGGAAAAAAGTTGGTAAAGGCTTTGAAAAATTTGGTAAAGATTCTAAGAAAAACTTAGATAAAACAGTTAAAAACTCACAGAACTTTATAAAGAAACTTGGACCCAACATTAAGAAGGGGTACGATACTTTTCTGAAAAATGGTCACAACTTCTTTAAGAAATTTAATTCAAACCTAGGTGATTTCTTCAAATCTATTCCTAAAAATAGATATGTAAAAGCATTTCAAAAGGGAAAACTATTTCAAACTGCATATAAGGATATTTCTAAGCAAACTAAGAAATGGACTAAAGATTTTGGTAAATCTTGGAATAATCATTGGAAAAATACTCAAAAAGCTGTTTCCAAATGGTCTAAGAACACCAAGAAAAATTATGATAAAGGGACTAAGTCTTTACAAAAAAGCTTTAAATCTTGGTCTAAGAATGCAAAAAAGACATGGGATTCTCATTGGAATAATCTTCATAAGTCAGTGGGAGATTTTTGGACAAACTCCAGAAAAATAGCTAGTGAAGGCACGAAAAAACTTTTAGGACAAGATAAAAATTATAGTGATAAATCAGGCAAAGAGTGGTTGAAACATCATAGTTATGTAACTGATATTTCTAATGATTTCCAAAAGAACTTAAAGAAGAGCCATGGAAATATGTTAGATGCTTTAAAACAGACTACTGGAGATCAACTACATAAAATAGCCCATAATTTTGCTGATAAATGGGATTCAATTAAGCGTGATACAGCTAAAAAATGGTCAGATATGAAGTCAAATGCTTCAAAGTGGGGAAGTAATATGCATTCCTGGTTTGGTGGCTTTAATAGAAAATGGCAAAATGGCTGGTCTAACTTAGGCAAAGGCATTCAGAATATTTTTTCCGACATGTGGAAGTCAATGCAAAAGCTTGGTAAGAATGCCATGAATGGTTTAATTGACATTGTTAATGGCGGTATTGGAGCTGTTAATGATGTCATTTTCTTCTTTGGTGGTGGTCATTCTACTGTTAAGAAGCTTCCTCACTTTGCAAGTGGTACTGGCTATTTTGGTTCTCAACGACGAGCTATTACTGAACCTACTTTAGCAATGGTTAATGATGGTAATGATTCTCCAGAAACTGGTAATAAGGAAGCTCTTTACCGTCCAATGACTGGAGAGTTTGGTATTTTCCAGGGGCGTAATACTACTACTATGCTTATGCCTGGCGATGAAATTCTTAATGCTTCAGATACCAAGAATTTAATGAATGCAATGGGAGTTGCTCATTTTGCAAATGGTGGTATTGGTGGATTCTTTAGCAATATTGGCAAGAATGTAGGGAACTTCTTTGGTGGCATCGGTTCATGGGCTAAGAACACCATGGACGGCATGAAGAAGTTCTTTGACTTAGCTAAAAAGATTGTCTCTGGTCCACAAAAATACTTAGATGGTATTTTTAAATGGACAGGTGTTAAGGGCTTATCTCGTGGTGCATTTCATACGATGATTACCAAGGAATTTGATAAAGGCAAGAAACAAGTAAGTGCCTTTTGGAAAACCCTTTGGAATATGGTATCTAGTTCTCTTGATGGTGAAGCAGAAGGAGGATTACTAGGTGCTGTTGAAAAATATGGTAAAGATAAACCATATGTATGGGGTGCCGAAGGACCAGATTCATTCGATTGCTCAGGATTAGTTAAGTATGCCTTAGAGAAAGCATTCGGTAAAAGCTTTCCTCATTATTCTGGAGATCAGTATTCAGCTTCACGTGCAGTTAAAGATCCACAAATTGGCGACTTAGTATTCTTTGGACCTGGAGGTCGTAATCACGTCGGTGTTTATGCTGGCGGTGGCAAGATTTGGTCTGCGATGAATCCAAGCTCTGGAATCGGTATGGCTAAAGTTTCTGACTTCCACGAAGGAGCAGTAAGCTATCGTCGTATTCCGGGTTTGAAGAATGAGAGCGGAGACGGCGACGTTAAAGCAAATTCTAGTTTAGAGAAATTCATTAAAGGTTTGAAACCACTGAAAGGATTCTTTAGCTTCATCAGCAAGATTGGCGATTTGTTTGGTCTTGGCGGTGACGAAAAGGACCCAAACGGTACAGGTGCTGATCGTTGGGGCGAAGACATTAAAAAGGCTGCTGAAACGATGCATACCTCAGTTACTCCAACAGAAATTAGAAAAATCATTTCTATGATTGCTGGTGAATCAGGTGGTAATCCTAAAGCTGTACAACCAGGTGCAGATCCAGATGGTGACGGCTCAGGTCCTGCTCGTGGATTATTGCAGTATAAGACTAGTACATTTAATGCTTATAAAGTTAAAGGACACGGCAACATTTATCACGGCTGGGATCAATTGCTGGCTTTATTTAATGATTCAAACTGGCGTAATGACATTCACTTTGGCGCTGGCTGGGGTCCAACTGGGCATGCAAGATATGCAAATGGTGGAATTGCTAACCAGCCTTCTATCTTTGGTGAAGCTGGACCAGAAATGGCTATTCCATTATCAGCAGTTAAATCTAGTCGTTCTTACGAATTGCTTGGCAAGACTGCTGCGATTGTTGCCGCCAGAGATAACATTCAACCCATTAATACTAATACTGATGGCTTAGGAGAAAAGCTAGATAAGGTTATCGATTTACTAACTGCCATTCTCACATCACCATCAACCGTTGAAACTAGCATAAATGTAGATAAACAAGCTTTAGGTAATTCGATTACTGAAGTTGTAAATGCAAGAATGCGATTGAATTCAATTAATAGAAAGAAGGGTATAAGTGTCATTAGGTAGATTAATTTATCATGGAACAGGTTCTGATTACTATGGTGCTATGGTAGTTTATCCATTAGTTCAAGCTACTACTAAAAGAAATGTTTCACTCACGTCAGTTGTGGGAGTAAATGGTTCATATATCAATGATAATTTGAACTATACAGACATAACTCAACAAATTACTTTTGTTGTTCAACGCCCGACTTTCTATAAAGATTGGTTTACTTGGGGCATGGACTTTGGCGATTGGTTGACTTACAAAGATAAATTTGTAAAGTATGAGCCATTTTACTTTGAACCGTTTAAAGGCTGGCACTGGGAAGCTTTTGTAAGTGAAAGCCCTGTTGTTACCCCAACTAATGAAACTTGGGCTACTGTAACAATGAGTTTAGCAGTTAAGCCCTTCTTAATTAATGATGCGTCTATTAAGTATCAACCTGTGCCAACGATGCCAGTATATAACCCAACTCAATATAGTTCGTTGCCATTATTCCATATTGTAGGTAACGGTGACTTCACATTAACTATTAATGGATTGAACTATCAGTTTAAAGACACTGACAATGAGCTTTATATAGATAGCGAAAAATGGTTGGTTTATAAATCATTAACTGAGAGAAGAACCAGCCGAGCAATTTTTCCAAACCATGAATATCCTGAATTAAAGCCAGGCAAAAACACTATTTCTTTAAGCGGTAATTACTCTAAGTTTGAATATCAACCAAGATGGAGGCGAGCGATTGTATGATTCCAAGACTGTATGAAACTTATATCTCAGATTTTAAAACTGAAGGTCTGGGTTCTTTTAGAGATCTTTTATCAGTTTCAATTACAAGAAATCGAAATCAGATTCCTACATTAACAATGACTTATCCAATTAATGGGCCTTTGAGTAAGGAATTGCAGGAAGGCATGGTTATTGTTGCAGATATGGGTTTGAAGGATGATGAAAGAAACCAGCAATTTAGGATTGTAGATATCTCAACTTCTACAACTGGAATGACGATTACTGCTAATCACATTTGGGCTGATTTGTCTAATATGCCACTTAAGAAAAATATTAGTGAGGCACATGCTAGACCTAGTAGAGCATTTGAGTTAATCTCTGATGCTTTGGCTTGGTCTATATCTGATTTAGGCTTTGCTAGCGATATTCCAACAGTTGCTAACTTAGGTTGGAATTTTAAGGAATTATCCAATGCGAATGCGGCAATCTTTGGTGCTGATACAGCTGGAGATCAAACTAACAACACTATGGAAGCATTGTATAATGGCGAATTTAGATTTAATAATTATTACCTAACTATGCTTCAGCACGCTGGAGAAGATAATGGAATAGTTATTAAGTATGGCCGTAATATGCAATCTATTACTAGAGACGAAACTACTAGCGATACTTACAATGCAATTATGCCGTATGTCACTTACTCGCCAGAAGAGATGCCCCAGCCAGATGGAGAACCATTTGACGGCCAAGCAACAGTTCAATATTTAGCTAATGGAAAAATTAATCTATTTAGCACTCCTTATAAGGGACACACCCCAGTCGGAACTATTAAAAATGGCGAGTATCTTAAGTTTGTTGCTAAAACTAATAAGAAGACAATAAATGATGATACCTGGTATAAGACTGATACAGGTGGCTGGGTGGATGAACATTTAGTTACTTTTGATAAATCTGGAAACTACATTGTTAATAAGATTAATGCTCAAGGAACTTTAGAAGCCTCAGATGATATTACTGGTATCATTGTGAAAAACGATGGTGTAGGTACTATTGCTTATGCCGGACCGGGACAAGTTCCACTTTATACATCGCCATTTGGTGGTCGTAAGAGCGGACAATATTTATCAAATGGAGCAAGCTATAAAATCTATTGGAAAGCTAAGGACATCAATGGCATTGTTTGGTACAACTTAGGTAATCGAGATACGCAGTGGGTATCTTCTCAATATTTTGTTTTATCCAAGACCGGCGACTATGCAACTGCTAAGGCATATGGGCGCTTAAGCATTAACGGAAATGTAACTGTAATGTCTGGCCCTGGTGGAACAGGTAGTACAGTAAATTGGAATAATAAAGGTCAATATCCAATCTATGACGTTTCTACTGATTCTGCTGGGTCAAAATGGTATCACATCGGTCAATCAAATGGTCATCAATTATGGGTTAAAGCTGGCGATAGTGTTAGTTTTAAAGAACCGGGAACAGTTGAATACAAGGAAGAAGATGCTGAGAAGGCAAATGTTCAGCAAACCGCCCAAGTTCCTGTTTACCATGACCCGAATGGATTGACGCCAACTGGCAAGTACTATAGTTTAGGAAGTTTGCTAAGGATTACTGCTCAATCAAGCAGTCAGGGTAAGACCTATTATGAAGTTGGAGCTAACCAATGGATTAATGCAGATTTCTTTAGCTTTGCGCACGCCGTGGATGTTGCACCGGGAGAAAATGATTCTGATGCTGAACCGGAAGTTAGTGAGGAAACATTAGAGCTGGATAGCACTGTGTTAATTTCTAAGTTTGCTAGAGTAACTAATGCACCTTTAAGAGTGCAAGCTGTAGATCTATCTTCTTATGGAATTGGGAACGACAAGGCTAAGCTATTAGCAGTGGCGCAAGCTTACATGAAAGAATACCGTATAGGCTACCCCAATATTTCGCTTACTGTTTCTTATGAACAAATGCAAGGCGAATATCAAAAGCTAACTAATGTGGACCTATATGACTATGTAAGTATTCTCTTTGACGAAGTAGGTATTTTTGAAAAAGCCCAATGCAATTCAGTTACTTGGGATCCAGTTAGAGAAGTTGCAACTAGTATTACTATTGGTCAGATTCCAATTACTTACGATCATGCTTTAAATAATTTTGTTACGAACATGGTTGCAAAAAATACAACGCAGGCTACTAAGAGAGCGACCCACTTATTTGGTGAAATGAAACAGATTATGAATGAAAAAGACCAAGATCAAAGGGCTGGTTTGCTAAAGTTAACTGAGCAATTAGGTATGGATAGACAAGCGTGGCGAGATAGTTATGACAGATTGCAGAGTATGGTAACTTCTATCAATACAACCGTTCAAGACGTCCACAACTGGATTGCTGGCGGTGGTGGCGGTGAGATTACCGCTTATCCTAACTGGCAGAAACCAACCGAGTTAAGAGCGCTGAGTAATGGTGGAGGCTATCTTCGCTTTAATGCCGAAGGCTTGGAATACGTTGGACGCGATGGAGTTGCTAGAAGTGCCATAGACAGTCAAGGTCGACTAATTGCTGAAAGAATTACTGGTGGTACGATCACAGGTGTTAAGCTGGAGGGTATCACAGTAGACGGCGATTCTTACATTAGATCCATTGGTGGTGATGGTAAAGTTGCGGTTATGTCGGGTGACCATGGCTTTTCTCACACAGCACCAGGTAAAGAAAAAATTGCTCTTGATTGGGACCAAAACTGGGGAGTATTAAAAATTGGTAATCAATACTTATATGCTTCCGACATCGCTTGGATTCGTCAACAACGTGGTGGCCGAATCCATTAGACACGAGGTGAAATAAATGAATAATGATGCTGTTTTAACTAAAGCTCTAAACGAAATTGCACGTTTAGAGCTTTTAAATTTCAGAAAAGATGTTGTAATTGAGCAATTGCAACACGAATTGCAAATGAGAGACCAATTGAAGGGAGGTATTACTAGTGATCCAAGCTCTAACACTGAACACAAACAAGAACCAGACAAATCCAGAACTAAGTCGGGTAGAGCTAAGAGATAGCGATAAAGGCGAAATCTTAGAGGCTTTTTTACTTAATGACAATGGAACACCGTATGATTTAACTGGTAAGTCATTAGTTTTCAATGAAAATAAAGATGGAAATAAGTTTGTTTCAGATGATAATGTCAAGATTGTAGATGAAAGAATAGGCCATATTACTTACCAGGTACATGACCAAGTTCACTCTGCAAGAGGTACGGCTTGGTTTGATATCATTGATAAATCCAATGGTTCAAAGATTGATTCAACCACTGACTTCTACATTGAAGTGAGAGATGGATTAAAGTGTACGGTTTATAACACTACTTATATTTCTGATCTTGAAAAATTAAAGCAACAAATGGAAGCTTTAATTAGGCAAGCTGATGGTGAACTTAAAGCTGAATTGCAGAGAGCAGAACAGCAATTAAATCAAGAGTTGCAGAACTTTCGTAATCAGTACAATGCTTTGAGTGCTGATTTTCAGAATCAATTTAGGAATGCACAGAATGCACGGCAACAAGACTACAACAATCAGAAAAACGCCATTAATCAGGATTGGTCGAACAACAAGAACCAGATCTGGGGTCAATGGAATACTGATAAATCTAACATTGACAAGCAAGCTAAAGATACCATTCAAGCAATTAAAGACAATGCTAAGCAAGTGCTTGATAAAGACCAAGCAGACTGGAATGCAAAACAGCATTCTTGGGATGATACGTTCAGCCGAATTGTTAAAGAATGGCAAGTTAAAACCAACAGCTTAAACAGTACTGTTCAGGATTTAACAACTAAATTTGGTAATATTATCAATGAAGTGACTGACTTGATGAATAACAAATTGCCAGATATGAATGCTAAAACTGACGCTGTTCAAAAGAAGGTTGACCAATTAAGAACAAGTCTTGGTCAGATTGATTGGACTACTTTTTCCAGAAGAACAGACAACAGTGGTGGTGTAAACTTGCTTCCTAATACAGCTACTTTGAAGGATTTTAGTACAGGAAATTATGGCGGCAGTGATGCACACAATGGAATATCTATAGATCTTAAAAGTCAGTGGTCCTCTGACACAAATATTAATTTAGTTAAAACAAAAATAGCTCATGTATGGGGCGATAAAGTTAAAAATGCTCCACTTGTTATTCCGGGTGGCGTGTATTTACCGGCAGGGACATACACATTAAGTTTTCTAGCTCGAACAAATGGTAGAGATGATTCACCAGTATTCCATTTAGGATTATATAGTGATTGGACTGATAATCATGGTGGAGCTCCGCTTGCTACCTCTGATGCCGTAAACAATAAATGGAGAAGGCATCAAATTACCTTTAAAGTACCGGAAGATTACTACCACATTAATTTGAGAATTCAACAATACGATGATGCAGGTATTCCAGGGGACTCGTTATATTTTGCTAACTTAAAGCTTGAATCAGGTTCAATTGCTACTGATTGGTGTCAAAGCTATCTCGATTTCGATAGACTGGACGGACGTCATGATCCAGTAGATGCCCCTGATTTTAACACCCTAACTTCTACTGGAACGTATATGATTACTAGTACTGATAAAGGAAGAAATTATCCTACTGCAAATTGGGGCATTTTAAAAGTCGATAACGCTCATGATTCAATAATCGAACAAACGTACTACGACAAGCACCAAGATGCTGTTTACTATCGTCAATGTGTTGATGGTACTTGGAAGTTATGGCGACGATATGCAAATCAGAACTATGTTGATGACAATTTAAATAAAATCAAGTTTAGAAATCAAGCATTAGATAAGGATGGCAATAAATTTGACAATTTCCAATCTATTGCCCAGCAGCCTGATGGATCATACAGACTTAGTACCTTTGATAGTGACTGGACCGCATATCACGTTAATTGGCTACTAAATCATACTAAAGCTTATGATATTAACGATAATGCTGATTTAAACAACTATAAGCAACCAGGTTTCTATAATGCATCAGGCACAAAAAACATTAAAAATGCACCAGTTGGTAGTTGGTTCGCATTGATTGTTAATGCTAATCAATGGAATGGAGAACAAACTTTATACGATACAAATTCGTATTTAACTTATATAAGAACATGGGGTGCTAATGGCTTTACAGCATGGCATCAAATAGCTTATCAAGATGATTTAAATGTAAAGATTGTTAAAGGATTTAATATCGAAACTAACGAGCCTGATGGTCTTGTAACTATGAAAGCTAATGCTCCATGTTTTGTTGACCAAGCTGTATTGGCTAATTTTGCTAATGCGCATCGAGACGTTAGAAATCATACCGATTATCGCTATCCAACAGATCAAGCATTGAATACAGCTATCAATTTAAATAGTGATCCTTATCTGGATACAGGAATTTATAAGATCGGTAATTGTGCTACTATAAATGGCCCATGGCCTGATACTTCAAGGCGATGGTATTACCTGACCGTAATTAAATATGATGACAACACCATTTATCAGACTGTTGACCAAGGACCTGAGCGTTTTGTAAGAACTGTTTCTAAGACCACTAATTCTTATCCTCAATGGGATCAATTCGCTACGATGAATAGAGTTACGGATCTATCTGATAGATTGCAAAGCTTTACCATGCAACAAACTATGTTCCAACACCGCGTTGACTATGAGAGTCCATCAGGGACTATCAGCAATCAAACTGTAGACTTCAATGCCTATAAAGAAACAGGAATTTTAAAGGTTGTTAATTGCTACATTAACAATGGTCCTTATAAGTCAAACTATCGACACACAGTATTTTTAAAGATCACTAATTTGGACGGTCAAACTCAATACCAAACTGTGTATGAAGGTGATAATCTTTATGGACGCAAGCTTTATAACGGTAAAGGTCAATGGCATAAGTACACTAACACACCAATTTAATATTTTTAATCCTTAACCAAATGATTAGGGATTTTTTTATGGAGGAATTTAACATGACAGAAGAAACAACAAATGTAACACCTGAACAAAATAAGGTAATGACCACACATACTTATTACTGGTCAAATAACGATATACCTTTTAGAGTAATGCAAAGTGCGGACGTAATTACAGAGAATCAATATCCACTCGTAATTACTCCACCTGATCCAAGCTTAAAAGCTCCAAAGTATGATTGGATGAATAATAAGTGGATTGAAACCAGTGAAGAATCATTCGGCCAACGCATTACAGAAGTAGCAGAATCAGTTAAGAACATTAAAGAAAGCATTTCTAACTTGCAAGAAGCACAACAAGACAATGCTAAGAATACTGAACAAAGCAATACTGCTATGGAGCAAATGCAAAAGACAATTCAAATGAGTAACCGAATGATGGGAACTCTTAGTGCAACTGTTACCGCATTAACCAAGGCATATCAAGACTTAAATAAGTCAACTGAAAATAAGACTGAAACTAAACAAGGAGATGCTGAATAATGTTTGACCAAATTTTAGCAAATTTAGACTCAATTCAAGACGGTATGGTTCAAATGTATAGAGATCAATATGAATGGGGCTGGTTTGGCGATGATAAAGCCACTTCTAACGCTGTTCTTCGAAGTTACGTTAGAACTGATGCTTTGACAAAAGAAGGCTACAAAGAAATCACGGGTGAGGACTATGACCAAGCAATTGCTAGTCAACCTCAAGCGTAATTTTCAAATATTCAATATTGGGCTAGCCTTTTCAGCAATGGGCTTATTATTGTGGACGGATCATAAGTACTTCTTTTGGCCTCCACAATACGCAGGACTGATGAATGACGATGGCTTAGACGCAATAGCCGTAGCTGTGGGCGTAGGATTAATGTACTATGCCTTAAAGAATGAAGAAAATAATACATTAGCAGGGATACTATTGAGTGTTGCAGCAGGCTTTACTAGTTTAGTTGCCTGTATTCAATTAATCCACGCTATTTTCGCAGGACGTGCTCCTATGGGGTTAGGTTTTATTTTGTCATGCTTTCTGTTAACGGAGATTTTATATACTGCAAGAACTAGAAATACACGATAAGAGGTGATGACACTTGCATGACTTAATCAACATCGCACAAGTGTTAGCACCTGTAATTCTTGGATTGCTTACATGGAATTTGAATTCTAAGAAAACAAAGCATGATAGTTTGGCAGAAGATAACGACCGATTAGTAAGAGAAAATGAACGACTTACTAAATTAAATGCTGAAAAAGACAAAGAAATTACTAGATTATTAAAGGAAAGAGATAAGAAATGAAGTTAGATATTAATTTAATTTGGGCAATTGTAGTTTTAGTAATCGCTGGAATTGCAGGAGCTTATAGTATTAATAAGCAAAAATTGGAAAAATTAAAGCTTACTCATCCTAAGCTTGCAACAGTTTTAGAAACAGCGGGCGAATTAGCTTTAAAGGCAACCACTTATCAAGCATCCCTTGATGATAAAGAGGGATCGAAGAAATTGTATGATGCAACCGATGAAGTTTATTATCAAATTCAAAAGTTGTATCCAAGCCTTCCAATTGACAGAGTAACAGTCAGAAATATCGTTCAACATGAATACGAGAAAATGTTAACTGATTCAAAGAAAGAAGCTTAGTTATGACACAAGTAATTGAAAACAGATCTTATGGTATTGATGAAGCCAGCTATCAGAATTCAAACATTAGCGCTTATCCAGGCGCTAAGTTCACAATTGCTAAGACTACAGAAGGATTAAGCTACCAAAACCCTAAAGCTAGATCACAAATTATTAGTGCAAAGCAAGCTGGTATTCCTGCTGGTGGTTACCACTATGCACACTTTAGTGCTAATAGTAATCAAGCTATTCAAGAAGCTAATTATGCAATTCAAGTGGCCAAAAATATTGGTATTCCAACGGGTTCATTATTTGCTTGTGACTGGGAAACTGGGAGTGGTAATGTTACTGGTGGTAGTGCAGAAAACAATGCTAATGCTATCTTAGCTTTCATGGATATAGTAGCAAGAGCGGGATATAAGCCATTGCTATATTCTGGAAAAGCATTACTTACCAATAACGTCCACACTAAGAAGATTACTGATAAATATGGCGATTGCTTGTGGGTTGCTTATTATAAAGTAGAAGGCAGACAAGACACCGCAGACTTTAATTGGTTTCCAACGATGGATCATGTAGCTATCTGGCAATTCACAGATAACTGGAAAGGTCTAGGTGTTGATGGAAACATTGCTGTTAATAAGCTAGAATTGAAATCTGCAGTTATAAAACCTAAACCAGCACCAGTTCAAACACCCACACAAGAGAAGAGCTGGACTGATAACTTAAACATGACGTGGCACGAAGAACACGGTACTTTCATCACTGGTGGAGCAATTAACCTTAGATGGGGAGCAACCACACAAAGTTCAATCATTGCACAATTACCAGCAGGTGTAGAAGTTAAGTATGATGCTTGGTCAAGAGATCGATTGGGTCGAGTCTGGTTAAGACAACCGCGTGCAAATGGTTATGGCTATCTAGTCGGACGCGTTGGCAATGAAGCATGGGGAACATTTAAATAATTTGATATAATAGGATTGACCAAGCTAAGGGACTCTACGTGAGCTTAGCTAGCGTAACCTAGTTTAGTAGGACTGACTAGGTGCGTTCTAAATCCTACTCAAATAGCCACTCTGGGGTAATTCCTGGAGTGGCTATTTTTTTGCATTATTTTTATGTTTTTTATTGACAATGTACGCAAAAGCGTGTATTATAATAAGTGAAAGGAGGAAATGAGATGGCAAAAAAGAAAAATAAAAAAAGGTTTGATCGAGAAACTCAAGTGAAAATAGCTAAATACACAGCAATTGCCGCTTGGTCAGTTCCCGCAACAGAACTCATCAAGTTAGCTAAATCTCTAATCAAAACCTTTTTCAAATAAATTAAAAACGGCAAGGCTTCGGTCTTACCGTTTTGCCATCTCAAATATACCATGACTAAGAAAGAAAAGAAATACTATACTTATGCAGGAATAGCTTTATTTATTGGATTCATACTATATTTAATTAGAAAGTTGGTTTTAAATGGCTAAAATTACAGAAGCAAGAGCAAAAGCTAATAAAAAATGGGACGAAAAAAATAAGGCTAGAAAATTATATATAAATAAACGTTCAACCGCTAAAAGCTTCATATTGAATTTAGCGACTGAAGAAGATTTAGCTAATATTGAAGAGTATGTAGCAGAAAGAAGAAAGCAATTAGGTCTTTAAAAAGGGACAAAAAAGGGACAAATAATTGGCAAATAGTGAAATTTTATGAAAACTATTGAACACTAACTAGTGCCGATAAATGCTGATATATCAATGATTTTGCTTAAATATCAATAATAGCGCAATTCTTTGACATATTAAGTCTTGTTAAGTACCACGGTGCTTAAGAGCTAAGAAGGCCAATTAAGGCCTTTTTATTTTGCTCAATTTTAATCGGTTTTGTATTAATTTAATAAAAAGCGCATAATAGTTAATGTTTGTTTGAAAGAGGGAGTGTTTTAGTTTTTTATGAAAAAAGACAAATCCGTCAAAATTGGATTAAAAACTCTAGTTTTGATGATCTTTTCAGCCATTTTTGGCTTTAGCAATTCATTAACTGCCTATTATCAAATGGGGTATGCAAGTATTGTTTGGTATATTATAACCGCAATTTTATTCTTTTTGCCTTCTGCACTTATTTTTGCGGAATATGGAGCAGCTTTTAAGGGAGTTAAAGGTGGAATTTTTTCTTGGCTTAAAGGATCAGTTAGTGAAAAAACTGCATTTATTGGTACTTTTATTTGGCTAGCTGCTTGGGTTGTTTGGCTGGTGTCATCGACTCAATTTTTCTTGGTATCAGTGTCGACTGCAATTTCAGGTCATGATACAACGCAAAATTGGCATTTTTTAAACTTGTCATCGACACAATTATTGGGAATTTTAGAAGTAATATTTTTAGTAGTAGTGACTTTTTTTGCCGCTAAAGGTGTCGATAAAATTGCTGCTGTAAGTAATGTTGGTGGCTTTTTTACTTTAGCTATTACAATTGGCTTTACTTTAGTATCTATTTTAGTTTTCTTTTTGAATCAAGGACATCTAGCAGAACCGTTGACTGTGCAATCATTAGTTCATTCTCCTAATCCGGCTTTCCAGTCTCCAATTGCTGTGGTGTCATTCATTGTTTATGCATTATTTGCTTATGGCGGTTTAGAAACTTCAGCGGGAGTAATTGATTCTGTTGATAAACCTGAAAAGACTTTTCCTAAAGCTTTGATTACAGCTATGGTCTGGATGACAGCTTTATATGTCTTGAATATTTTAATGTGTGGAGTTGCTGCAAATTGGAGTAGCGAATTAAGTGGCAAAAATGTTGATTTGGCCAATGTGGAATATGTTTTAATCAACAATTTGGGAGTAGAAACAGGAAAGGCTTTTGGACTTTCTCATTCAGCTTCCCTAACACTGGGTGCTACATTTTCTCGTTTTGCCGGATTAGCTGATGTATTGGCTGGAATTTCAGCAGCATTTTTAATGGTTTATTCACCTGTTAAATCGTTTATTGAAGGTTGTGATCCTAAACTTTTACCTAAAAACTTGGTTAAATTGAATAAACATGGCATGCCAGAACGTTCAATGTGGGTTCAGGCGGTGATTGTTAGTGTTATTATCTTATTTATTTCTTTTGGTGGTAATGCAGCAGGTCAGTTTTATACTATTTTGATGGATATGATGAATGTTTCATCGTCAGCACCTTACTTATTTTTGATTGGAGCTTATCCTTTCTTTAAGATGAAGCAAGGAATTGATCGTCCATTTGTATTTATTGAGGGAAAGAAGCGTGTCTGGACGGTAACAATTGTAGTTTGGCTTGTAGTTGCAATTGGTATTATCTTTACTTGTGTTGAGCCACTCTTTACTGGAGATTATGCAACATCCTTCTGGACTGCTATTGGACCAGTAGCCTTTGGAATTATTGCTTGGGTATATTATTCATATCAAGAAAGAAAAAGTATTACTGTAGTGGATGAAGAAGAATAACAAAAAAAGAAGCATCTATAGTTTAAAAACTAAGAAGCTTCTTTTATTTTGGTCATTTTTATAAAATTGGTGATAGTAATCTTGAGAAATATTGTTTAAACTTACGCCAATGAGATTGTTTATTAAAGTATTGCTTAGTTAATAATGTTGACTCTTTTAGATCTTTTTCAAATATTTCTTTTAATTCAGTTGCAAGGGCAGGATTGTATGTAAAAGCATTTACCTCAAAATTAAGCTGGTAACTCCGAAAATCTTGATTAGCCGAACCGACTGAGGCAATATTAGAACCACTTACAATAGTTTTAGCATGGATGAAGCCATTATCATACTTATATACTTTTACGCCATGATTAACTAAGTACTTAGCGTAATATTCGGTTGCTCGATAAACGAAAGCATGATCTGGCATAGATGGAATCATGATTCGAACGTCTACACCACTCTTTGCAGCAATAATTAAGGCCTCTAAGATGGAGTCACCTGGAATTAAATATGGTGTTTGAATGTAAACGTAGTTTTGTGCTTGCGCAATTATTTCTTCATAAGCTCGACGAATACCAAAATTACTGTTGTCAGGACCTGAAGAAACAATTTGCATTGGAACTAAATTTTTTTCCTGGACAACTTTTAATCTGAATTTTTCAATTAAATTATCGACACTATACGTAGGAAGATGGGATTTACGACAACTTGTATTCCAATCCATTGCAAACCTAATTTCCATCAGGAGAGCAGCTTGTCCTGTTACTCGTAAATGCGTGTCACGCCAATGACCGAATTTTTTGCTTCGATCAACATACTGGTCTCCAATATTAAAACCACCAATATAACCAATTTGATTGTCGATGATAACCAGTTTTCGGTGTAAATGATAGTTAGCACGAGGGGTAGTAAAGAAACGATTACCAGCTGTTGAAATGAATGGTTGAGCGTTTCCACCTAGTTGTCGAAGTTTATTGAAAAAAGAAGGTTTTGTACCGCGAGAGCCACTAGCATCGTACAGAACTCTAACTTTAACACCGCGATTAGCAGCTTTTTCTAGTGCTTTTAGAACTTGGTTACCTAATTGGTCATCATAAAAAGTATAAAATTCAATATTAATACTACTTTTTGCTTGGTCGATATTTTTGATAAGATTTTTAAATAAAACTTTTCCATCAATAAAAGTTTCTACTTCATTGTTAAAGGTCAGGAGGGCATCATCATTATTTAAATTTAATTCAACAAGTCTTCGTGCCCGGGGATTTTGATCTTTATTAGGTAATAGATCGTGTAATTTTAATAATTTATTTTGCTCATTTAAGAATTGGTCTCGGAATTTTTGCTGTTCAGCTTTAATTGAAAAAATATCATCATGAGATAGTTGACGACCAGTGAATAAATATAGAATAAAACCAATATATGGTAAGAGCGATAGAATTAAAAGCCAAGCCCAGGTTGAGGCAATATCACGATGGCTGCGAAAAACTGTCCAAATAGCTAAGCCAACATTAATTAACCAAAGTATTTCAATAATGCGTCTTATGATATCCCAGGTTAAAATCATTAAAATCCCTCCAAATTGTATAGATAATTAATTCTACCATATCTTAAAATATACAAAATATAGTATTTGTATTTACCAAAGCACTAAATATATGATAATTTAAGGTATAATATGCGCAATAGAAAGAAGAAAGATAATGGCAACTTTAGAGCAACCATACTTGGATTTACTAAATAAAATTATGATTGAAGGTCATGATAAGGAAGATAGAACTGGCACGGGGACAAGAAGTATATTTGGAGCTCAAATGCGGTTTAATCTGAGTGAGGGTTTTCCTATTTTAACTACTAAACGAGTTCCTTTTGGTCTTATTAAAAGTGAATTGTTGTGGTTTTTAAGAGGAGATACTAATATTCGGTTTCTATTAGAACACAATAATCATATTTGGGATGAATGGGCGTTCAAAAACTGGGTTGAAAGTGATGAATATCATGGCCCTGATATGACTAATTTTGGACTCAGAAGTCAAGAAGACGCCAAATTTAAGCAAGTCTATCAAGAAGAGATGAAGAAATTTGATGAGCGAATCTTAGCTGACCGGGATTTCGCAGTCAAATTTGGTAATCTTGGAGATGTTTATGGCGCTCAATGGCGTCACTGGCAAAAGCGAGAGGGTGGTTTTATTGATCAAATTCAAAATGTGATTGATCAAATTAAAAAGACGCCATATTCAAGAAGATTGATTGTTAGTGCCTGGAATCCAGAAGATGTACCAAATTCAGCACTCCCACCTTGTCATGTTTTATTTCAATTTTATGTTAATGATGGTCGTTTAAGCGTTCAGCTTTATCAGCGATCAGGAGATATGTTTTTAGGAGTTCCCTTTAATATTGCGAGCTATTCTTTACTAGTTAATTTAATTGCTCAAGAAACTGGTCTTAAACCAGGTGAATTTATTCATACTTTAGGGGATGCGCATATTTATCGAAACCATTTTGATCAAGTAAAAGAATTATTGACTAGAAAACCATATGACTCGCCAAAGCTTTGGCTAAATCCTGATAAGAAAAAGATTGAAGACTTTGAAATGTCAGATATTAAACTCGTTGACTATAAGCATCATGGTACTATTAAAGCTCCCGTAGCTGTTTAGTTTATATAATTGTGAGAGGGGAAGGATGAGAATGATAAGGTTTATTTGGGCTGAGGATGAAGATGGACATATTGGTTACCAAGGGACATTACCTTGGCATTTGCCAGCTGATTTAAAACATTTTAAGGATTTAACTTCTAATCATATAATTGTTATGGGAAGACGGACCTTTGAAAGTTTCCCTGGACTGTTGCCTAAAAGACAACATATTATTCTCTCAACTAGTCCAACTTTACAACGTAAATATCAAAATAACGCACATGTTAAAATTTTTTCTCAACTTAAAGAACTAAAGAATTGGATAAAGGACCATAGTGAACAGACAATTGATATTATTGGTGGAGCAAGAGTTTTTGAAGAATTCATGGATGAGGTTGATATGATTGAAAAGACTAAGATTCACCATGTCTTCAAAGGTGATACTTTGATGCCAAAGATAAATTATGAAGATTTTGAACTAATCAATACTAAAGCTCACCAAGCAGATGAGAAGAATAAATTTGCCTATGATTTTTTAGAATATGAAAGAAAAGAGAAATAATAGGCTTATAAAAGAGGCTGATAATCATTATATAGATGTAATGATTTTTGGCTTTTTTTGATACATTTAGTTACCGGTAACACTTTATTTACCGTTGAAAGCAGTTTCACCCTCACTTAATATAAAAATGTTGAAAGCGCTTGTGCGCTAATGATGAGGGAGAAAACTATGAATGAAAATGATAAAGTAGCGGGTTTACCAGAACTTGCTAAAAGCGTGATTTGGATGATTAATTTTGGATATTTAGGTATTCAAATTGCTTTTACGCTTGAAACATCGCAAATGAGTCGTATTTTTCAAACTTTAGGTGCAGATCCTACGAAGTTAGGCTGGTTCTTTATTTTGCCGCCTTTGGCTGGCTTAGTTGTTCAACCAGCCATTGGATCACTTTCTGATAAAACTTGGGCACCTAAGCTTGGGGGAAGAAGATTACCATATTTATTAATTGGAATGATTTTTGCGGTAATTATGATGCTACTCTTACCAAATATCGGAAATTTTGGCTTAGGCTATGGATCGGTTGAGGCTCTAGTTTTTGGTGCTATTGCCATTGCTATTTTAGATGTATCTGCCAATATGGCTATGCAGCCCTTTAAAATGATGATTGGTGATATGGTTAATGATGAACAAAAATCATATGCATATGGCATTCAAAGTATGCTTTCAAATTCTGGTGCAGTAATTGCAGCATTTTTCCCATTTTTATTAACAATTTTGGGAGTTGCTAATACTGCTAAAAAGGGTGTGGTACCACAATCAGTTGTAATCTCTTTTTATGTAGGAGCTGCAATCCTTGTTATTACTAGCTTGTTAACAGTAACAAAGGTACATGAATATGATCCTCAAACTTATGCACGTTATCATGGTATTAATGAAGAAGATAATAAAAAAGATGGAAATTGGTTTGTCTTATTAAAAAAAGCACCCAAAGTTTTCTGGGAAGTTTCATTAGTTCAATTATTTTGCTGGTTCTCATTTCAATATTTATCAACTTATGCTACTGGCGCAATTGCAGCTAATGTATGGAAAGCATTTGATCCAGCTTCTGTTGGTTACCAACTTGCAGGTAACTGGTTTGGCGTTTTGACTGCTGTACAATCAATTGCTGCCGTAATTTGGTCATATATTTTGGCAAAAGTACCAAATGACCATCATAAGTTAGGGTATGGAATTAGTTTATTGCTTGGAGCTGTGGGATATGGCTCGATCTTTTTTATTCAATCTCAAAATTTGCTTATCTTGTCATTTATTTTGATTGGAATTTCTTGGGCAGCTATGAATACTTATCCTTTAACTCTGGTTTCGAATGCTTTATCGGGCAAACATATGGGGACGTATTTAGGATTATTTAACTGTTCAATTTGTTTACCGCAGATTATTGCTTCATTATTGAGTTTCGTACTATTTCCACTCTTAAAATGTTCAATGCCAGCCATGATGCTGACGGCAGGAATTTCTGGAGTGTTGGGGGCAATTTCCGTTTTATTTATTAAGGAAACGTATGGAAACTAATTTAATTTATTGTTTTTCATTAAAAATTTATACTTAGAGAGCAAAAAAGAAGCAGCCTACTAAAAAATGGTAGACTGCTTCTTTTAATTATTTATTTTTCATAATTGGTTGATAGAACAAATCAATTATAATAGCAGCGATTAAAGCTACAATTATTGTTAATCCAAGATTGGCGAAGTTGATTTTAGTCATTGCTAAGCCCAGTATTGCGAGAGCGAAAGTTAGTAAAACATCAATAATTTGAACAGTCGCAACTGACTTTGATGGAGCTGATTGCCAGAAAAATTTTCTAGTTCTAGTGATTAAAACAATTAACATTGCGCTTAGAACGAGGTAAACGTAAACCATTGTTGATACTGTCCCTTGAGCATAATTATGAGAGACAAGGTACCAAACAAAGCCAAAACCAATTACAGTCCAACCAGCTGCTAACGAGAAAGCAATTTTAGCTAATTTCAGCATATTCCAGCTTTCTGGTTTATAAGTAATATGCGTGTTATCGGTACCAATCATCATCGTTACCATGTTATTCATGATCGTGTAAATAACCATTGCATTTAGAGCCATTGGGATGTAGTTGAAACATAAGTAGCCAAATGTCAAAAGCATGGTTAATTCTGCTGTACGAGATAATTTGGTTAAAGACCAAGTTGTCATTCTTTGATAAACGCGGTGACCAGCATCTAGAATTTTAACAATTGGAGTAAGCCCATCTTCTAGGAGCACCATCTTACCACTTCGTTTGGCAACGTCGGCGGCATTTGAAACGGCAATTCCAACTTCAGCTTGTTTTAAGGCTGGTGCATCATTGACACCATCCCCAGTCATTCCAACAATATAACCATCTTGCTGGAAGAGTTTAACCATTTTTAATTTATCTTCAGGGAGTACATCAGCAATTCCAGCTAGGTCATTAACATCAGTTTTGTCATTAAAATCATGAATTGAAATAACTTTTCCGGTTAAACCGACTTCTTTTGCAACTGCTTCAGCTGTCTTGCGATTATCTCCAGTCAGCATAATTGGTTTAATTCCGCGTCTCTTAAGCTCCTCTAGAGCTTTTTTTGAATCTGATCTAACTTTATCGCGTAGGATAAATACACCTGCAAGTTTATTATTGATCAAAACAGCAACTGAGCGTCCAGCTGTAAAGTCAATATCTTTTGCCTCTTGATCAGCATTTTTATCGATTAAAGATAGTTGTTTAAAAGAGCCTAATTTAATGTTGTAGTTTTTAATCTCAGCCATTGAATAACCAGTATTAGAAGTAAAAGGCGTAAAAGAGTTAGGTGTATCAGGAGTAATTCCTTTTTCTGCTAGATATTCGTCAATAGCAGTATCAATAATGCTTGGACTACGCTTATCTGTTGCAGCTCCTACTAGAGCTAAGACCTCTTTATTTGGGAGGCTACTTAAGTTGTCCCATTGAGAAACAGCGGTTTTATTTTCAGTGATAGTTCCAGTTTTATCAAGTAAAAGTAAGTTTAAGTTAGCAGCATCTTGAATTCCTGTTAAGTCTGAAGTTAGAACTCCTTCTTTACTAAGGCGCGTTGCTTCAAAGGAATTAGATAGGGCAAAAGTAGATGGCATTGCAACTGGAATAGAAGCAATAAACATCATAGCCAAGAATGGTAACATTTCAATGACATTTTGTCCTCTAATTAAAGCTGCAATTACCAAAATTAAAGTTAAAACTCCATCTAATAAACAAAGGTAGTAAATAATTCTGGTAAGGAGTTGTTGCAAGTGACCAGGAGCTGCAGAATTGTTAATTAAATTGATAGTTTTACCTGAGCGAGAATTACTTCCAGTTGCAGTTACTGTAGCTAAAGCATCACCATCAACTACAGTTGTTCCAGCATAGGCAGTATCGCCAATAGATTTTTTAATAGCCTTTGACTCACCTGTGATAGAGCTTTCGTCAACTGTAATTTGACCTTGAACAATTTTTACATCAGCAGCTAAAACATCTCCGCGCTTTAAGCTAATTAAATCTCCCACAGCTAAAAACTTTGAATTAAGTTGTTTCCATTTTCCGTTTCGTTTTACTGAAACTGTAGGAGTTAATTCGTGAGAAATTGTATTTAAAACTCGGCGAGATTTTTTCTTTTGAGTTGCACCGTTAAAGGCCGCAAATAAAAGCATTAGTAAAACAAATAGGGACTGGATCCATTTGCCCAAAATACATTCTAAGATCAACGCAGCTTCTAAGATCCAAGCAGATAAGTTCCATAATTTTGACATGAATTCTTTAAAGAAATTGAATTCAGGTTCAGGTACCTCATTGAGACCGTCTTTTTCTAGACGTTCTTTTGCCTGGGCATCGGTTAGTCCGTGCAAGTCTTTAGTTTCCATGAAAATCCTCCATTAAATCTTTTTCTTAAAGTATTTTAGCGCAGTTCTTGCTATTAAGAAAATATCAAATTAAGATATAAGATATTAAAAAAATAGATATCAATTAAGAAGATGAACGATAATGAATCTAAAACAATTAAAATATTTTCTAGTGGTAGCTGAAGAAAGACAAATTACATCTGCTGCTAAAAAATTGTTTATTGCGCAGCCACCTTTAAGTTATCAGCTAAAACAATTAGAAAAAGAAATTGGAGCACAACTTTTTATTAGAAATGCTCATGGGATGGAATTAACTGAAGAGGGAAAGGTATTTCAAAAGTATGCTGAAAAAATTGTTGACCTTAGTTTGACTGCAACAAGCCAAATTCGGCAAATTAAAGCAGGCGAATTAGGTAAAATTCGGATTGGAGTTATTTCTTCCTGTGGAGGAGTTGTACCAAATAAGCAATTTAAGAAATTAATTAACTATTATCCAAATGTATCTTTTGAAATACACGAAGCAAATACTTTTGGAATTATTGAACAATTGCAGGATGGTATTTTAGATTTAGGAATTGTAAGAACTCCGTTTAACTTTGAAGGATTAAATTTTAAAGATTTTCATCAAGAACCGATGGTTGCAGTTACAAATGAAAATGATTTTGAGGGAGAGAAGATTGAACATTTAAGTCAATTAAAAGATAAGCCGATTATTTTATATCGTCGTTTTCAAGAAATATTCAATCGAAGTTTTCGTCATCAAGGGATTCGACCTTTCTACGCAGTAACTTGCGATGATGCTCGAACAGCAATTCACTGGGCTGATGAAGGACTGGGAGTTGCATTAGTTCCTAAATCAATAGCACAGGCATACGCAAAAAGTAATATTGTCTCAATTAAACATGCTCACTGGATCACGCATTTAAATATTGTATGGCGTAAAGATAGACAAGTTACACCATTGATGGAAAGAATTATTGAAATGTTTTAACTAAAAAAGCCAACCAAAACGGTTGGCTAGAAATTTAATTGTTTTTAATAATTTTATGGTTTAGGTAACGCTCAATAGCCTGGCGCATTAATTTGATTTTGCGGGGCTTGTAAATAATGATCTTTGCCATAATACGAGTCCTTTCATTGTCAATCAGTATATTTTTAAGATACAGGAAAAATATGAAAGAATAGTGACTTTTTAAAGACTAATTTTAGAATTGGCATTTTTTTATGTCAATAACTTAGGATAATGTC